TTTTCAATCATTGGTTCCTCTTTCGTTGTTGTTGATGGGAGTATTGTAGCATCTGCCACTGACAAAAGTGATAAGAATCTGCCACAAGGACATGTGATGCTCATCACATTTGGAATTCCACGATCATCTCTAACTGTATATTCAATTAAAGTATCACAAGCATCTGGGTCGCAGACAAATGAATACTTGGTCCATTTTTCCATTTTTACCTCTTTCGTTGTATTGTCATATTATACCGTACCCCACTGACAAATTCAGGGCATTTTAAATGTGATACGTAACACATAAAAACTGCCTTCAATATTGCGGGCCTGCATAAATATTCATTAGCATGAATATTTATTTATAAAAGAAGCTTTGAAGATCCCTAGAGGGAGAGCAGTTTTAAATCATGCTCAGGATTTTATTTTTATTTCGCTAGCGCCATAACTTGCTTAACGATTTTATTTTTTTCTGCGGTAACAACTGGGTCGAAACCACTTGCACCCGCCATCAGTGTTTCACCATTACCACGAGCAGAACGGAAATAGTCAATGCGCTCAGTAAGAGCATTAACAACACCCCAAGCGGTGCCCTTGATATTGGTCTGAGTTGGTGAGTTGAAATAAATGTCGTCAATTAAGAGAACTTTATTTTCCCACTTAGTAAGAGCCTGCTTAGACTTATCCTCATCTGGCTTTGGATACATTGCACGAATAATTTCGTGGAACTTCTTATCTGAAACTTCCATTTCAAATAGTTCCTTAGCCTGCTTTTCGAACTCATCAAAATAGCCAAGAGTAAGGCCAAGAGTTTCACGAGCAATTTGGATTTTGCCCTCAGCGGTCTGAGTGTGACGAATTTTGAAAGATTGCTTTGCATTACGCATTGCAAGATTCAATGTGTTTTGGCAGACAACACGAACAGGAGTAACAGCAGCCTGCACCGCAACAGAACCGTCGTGTGAAGTCCATACGATAAGATAAAGTTTTGTCTCATCATTTGCACCTTGTGGGTCTAGAACCATTGTGCGGGGAATCTCAACAGTACCAAATACAACTTTACCCTGACGAAGAGAGCCAGCAGATTCCCAACGGCAGTTAGGGTCTGCATCATGAATTGCATCAGCAAATGCGAATAGTTCCTCATTCTGAACTACCTTATAGCGCTTACCAACATTGGCAAGAACATCAGTTCCGCCATTAAATGGATTAGTACGCAATACAAGGTGAGAATTAGAAACATCATTCCATTCTGAAGAAATGTGCTCAGTTAGTGGAGAAAGGCGAACATTCCAATTAGATAGTTTTGCCTCATCTAACATGAGTTGAGTTGTAACTTCTTCATCTTGTGAGAAGATACGATTTGCAAGGTTGTGCCATGCAGGAGCGCCACGAAGAGCAAATGCAACTTCGCCGTTTTCGATTTCGAGATTGTGAGCCATGATTTTCCTTTCGGTTGGTTTGATTGGATAATTATAACAGGTGGGTCTGACATTTACTAGTCTAGTTGGATTCAGTCTCACGATCTGATATGTGATCAAATTCACAGGATCCAGGGTGTTTTGAAGCTTGACGTAAGACGCAAAAGGCCCCCACAGCTGTACGGGCACAAGCGGGCCCCGAAGGGCCCGCTATTATTAAATAGAATCAAGAAGGACGGCGGTTGGGAGACCAATCTGCTTTTTAATTGATTGTGTTATCTCCATAGGAACAAATGCTCCAGTGGTCTTCTTCTTCTTTAGTGTGTCATATACAAACGCCTTGATGTTACCATCAAACCGTGATATGTTTGAATAGATTAGCTCGGTGAGATATTCTTTATCAACACCCTGCTCTGAATAGATTGTGAGATCGTTAGACTTTACTTCATCATACATCTCAACACGGAAACGGTTTTCCATTTTATTCCTTTGTTAGTAGGGATAGAAATTATAGCATTGGGGGCTAGATTTTGTCTAGCCCCCGCTATATTTATTTATAGATATTGAGCGATAGTCTTAAAAGTTGAGGCATTTACAGTTTCCTCATCTGTCATTTTAAGAATACGAATTGCGTTCTCAATCTCCTGAACTTCGTAGCGACCAAGTTCTTGCTCCAAGTTTAACTCTGGCTTTGCAGGTAGTTTGATTACGCCAGCAGGAACTGAGAAACGAGCAGTAATTTCACCACGCCAGTTTTCATCAGCAGAAACTTCTGCCTTTGAGATATTCTTGATGATGAGTTCTGCAACTTCTTTAGCCCAAGTTGCTTCTACCTTTGTGTATTCTTTACGCTTCTTCTCGTTAGATACAACAGCCTTTGTGCCAGCCTCTAACTTTGCCTCAAGTGCCTTGATGACCTTTGGTGTTGCCACCTTAACTGATAACGCTCTTGACATTTTTTCCTCTTTCGTTTGTTGGTTAGTTGTATTATAGCGGATTGGTCTGACATTTCCCCGAAGGGAGAGAGTTCTTACTTACGACATTGGACGAGAACACTCTCTGAAACTGTCCCTGTTTCGATTATTTAGTTATGCTGTTGTCCAGCGGTCTGTTCCATTTACATCAAGAAGAAGACGCTGTGTTCCTGTTGGGTTCGCAACGATTTCCTTGATTATTCCTGTAACCCCAGACTTGGCGGTTGTGAAGGTTTGTCCTACTTCTAGCATTTGTTTCCTTTCGATTGGTTATGGTGAGTATTATACACGACCCCACCGACATTTATCGTGTTTATTTAATTATTTAATTGTGAGATATATCACAAGTATTCTGTGAGGTCGCCGTCCATGATATCATAGACATCTACGCCTTCAGATTCTGCAATAGCCTCCCATAGATCGGATTCTGTAAAGTCCCCGTTTGGGTGCATTTCAGCTAAGATAGCATATAGATTACTCATAGTACTCCTCCATTGGTAGCCATGCGTCTAGGTGGTGAGCCTCTACGATAGCGTGTGCAGGACATGAAGTTTGCCCACGCCATGAGATACCTTCTGGCAAGTTAATCTCACGACCATAGTCTTCTTCGTAGAATGCATCGATAGCATCGATGCATGGCTGTACCATAGATACTGGTACTGGCGGATAATGATTAGCCTGGAGGTGATAAGCAAGTCCTGCCTCTAGTGATAGTTCTTCTGCAAGTCCTACTGCGGTTGTGTGTCCCATGTTATTCCTTTGTTCGTTGGTTGATAGAGAGATTATATCAGGGGGTACTGACATTTAATCAGTACCCCCATTTAATTATTCTGCGAGAGTTAGACGGGCGAAGCCTGCGGAACCCTCATTGACATCTTCAATAAACTTTGTGAAGCCAAGAGCATGAATTGTAGTTTGCTTAACCATGTCGGTAAGTTCTTCTGGTGAAAGAGAGATAAGAGTAGGAAGCAAGCTTGCCTCAACCTTATCTATGTTGATTTCTGCCATGAAGTTAATTGTGTGCGGTACTCGAATTACATTTGACATTTCGTGCCTTTCGTTTGTTGGTATGAGAGTATTATAGCCGAAGCCACCGACATTTAATAGTTTAATCTCGGCGTGTCGCAAATATATTTTGTGTTTAATCTCACAATTCCCAGGGTGTGTCGTAACTTGACTTAAAGAGCTTTTTGCCCCCACAACTTTGCGGGCATCCCCTTGATCTTGTCAAGAGGACACGCCGACTATTTACATATAATCTTCGTCTGAACCAAATCCAGCGGAAGCAAGAGCATCGCTGTCATCCCATCCAGTTAATTCATAGAATGCCATTTCATCTGCATCATAGCATTCATGACACATGAAATCATCTTGATAATAGCCATATTCATACGCATCCATTATGATATATTGGCTGCATTCGCCGTTCATGCAATATACTTTATATTCCATTAGAGATACATCCCTTCAGTTGAGCAATCTAATTCCATATACATTTTTTCTTCAGCCCACTCAAAGTAATGAGTATCGCAAAGAGATGAAACAATTGTGTTGGATATTCCTGCACATGTTGTGCATAGGTTTTCAAGTAGGTTTCCCATGAGTTTGCCTTTCGTTTGATTTAAGAGAAATATACCATTGGGGTCTGACAAATCATAATCGACACGCCGAAAGTTCAGGGCATTTTTAAAATGTGACGTAATTCACATGCGCCCCCCGCAGCTTTTGCGGGCCCGCATATTTATTCATTCATATGAATTTTTATGCTTGCGCTTGCGTGTGTATTTTTTCTTCGATGGAATTGCAGTCGCTGCATTTGATCGACGCAACTCCTGAATTCGTTTAACTTTCTCGCTCATGATTAAACGCATTTTCATTTAGTAACTCCCATTCAATATCAAATTTAGCTTCATCACTTAACTCTTCCCATGAAACCCAATTGCCATCTTTATTAAATTCAATGTATCCCATTTTTATTCTACCTTTCCAAAAATTGTTGTGTAGTTGCTTGCTTCGTGAAATCGTTTTACATCAAAGCGTGGATTATCTTTTGCAAACATCTCCGCAAAATCTGTAACGACTTTAGAAAATAAAGCGGGGTGAGTTTTGTTGCTCATATACTTTAGAATTTCAGCGGTGGCGATATAATCTTTTCTAGTCATCATTATGCCTTCACCTGCACTCTTCCATCTCGATAAAAAACTTTTGTGTAGCATTTGCCTGTTGGCGTGTAGATATTAACTGTTGAGTATTCGTTAGCCATACCCCAGTCGGTGAATCGGAAAAAACTTTCCCATGCACCAAATTCGTTTTCATATGTTGCAGACCAATGAGGGCTCTCCTCGAAATCATATTGGCAAGTTATTTTATACATAGTTTCCCTTTCTTATTCTTCACAACCGCAAGGCTGTGTGTAGTCGAATTCGCAATAGTAGCAACCCATGAATTCATCATGAGCCTCGCAGTATGAACGATACTGAAATTCATCACAACAGAATAAACCTTCATCTGTTGAGTAATACATTTCGTTGAGTTTTGTTTTCATAGTTTTCCTTTCGTGTTTTGCTTATAGAGAGATTATAGCGCAAGGCACCGACAATTAGTCGGGCACCTTGACGGCTACTGTGCGATATGTGCGACCATATCCGCTATTAGGCGCAACCTCTACAAGATAGGTTTCGCAACCCTCATACCAAATTGCTTGAGGATGTTTTTCTGCAGATACAATTTCGCCCTGCAAGGTTCGTGAGTGATAGTTTTTTCCCACTAGTAGGGATTCGATAGAATAAACATTTGCTGACATGGTGTCCGCCTTTCGTTGTTGTTATGGTGATATTGTACCAAAGGGGTCTGACAAATCTCTACTTACTAGGCAGTAATTCCATATAATAAGACGCTCAAGCCATGTGTTTTACATCACATCAAAATGTCCGAATTGTCTGTCAAATCGACACGCCGTAAAATTCCAGGGAATTTATAACTCTTTCATAACGACACGCCCGACCCCGCAGCTTTTGCGGGCGGATCAGCTTTTGTCAAGCCGACACGCCGCTATTTATTTAAAATCTTTAAAAATTTCTTCTAAAGTTTTTAGGTCTTCATCGCTTAGATGGTCAATCTCAATAGCCTTAGAAAAACCAAATGGATCGTTATCGTTCTGCATATACGGCCTCCTTGAATTTGGCTCGGTCAAATCGTGGGTTATCGGTTTCGAATATTTCGCACATATTATTTACTAAGAATTTCTTAGCATCAATGCTAAGCATCTCGGCGGGAAATCCGTGATGCATTGAATTAAGTAGATAAGCAAAACGCTTATAGTCTTTTCTAGTCATCATTCATTTATCCAATCTAAGTCGCTCATACCATCAACACATGCACAAGGATGAATCTCTACCCATCCATCGTTATCAAAAACAAATGCGACCTCATCGCATACATCGCACAATTGTGCTACTACATCTTTTAGCATTAGTCTGCCTCCTTAGTGTTGAACAATTGTGACATTGTAGCATTAGCCACCGACATTGTAGCGATAGCCTTTAGCAAGCTTTCCTTGCGTTGCGCTTCTACATGCGCTTTATATTCATCTAGGTTCATGAATTGACCTTCTTTCTTATAGACAGTTAATGCAATTGCATTGTGTAGAACGGATAAGGAACGCAAGCAATTCCTTGCGTGTATATTTATTTAAACCATATGAAGACTTAACGCCTCCGTTGTGATATTCATGCACAATCTTGCTAAATAATTCTTCTGTTAGTTGAGTCATTTTTGACCCCTTTCGTTTGTTGATATGCCACTATTGTAGCAGGGGGGTCTGACATATTGAGGGGTATAAATCGGACATATTAGACTTTGTGGTGTAGGTCACATGTGATGTAGGCCACACTGACTAGTCAAACTTTAGGAAAATTCAGGGTATTTTTGCGACACGCCGTATATTGACTTGACAAGCCCGCAAAAGACTGCGGGCGGATCGCCTTTTGTCAAGGCGACACGCCGTTAGGTTAGTGTGATTCGTGCCACATCTCACGCATGTCACGCCATACCATGCGAGCCATATATAAGGCGGGGATAGCGATAAATAACTGAACGATAGTAGTTAGTAGTCTATTCATTGTCTTAACGCATTCTCTAACTCTTGCGCTACACCTCTATTAGAGCATGCATAGCAATACTTTTCTGTAGGTACTTGTAAGCAGAACGCATCTACTCCGCTATATACTAGGTCGGTTGATTCGCAACCTTCTACATTACACTTCATTTATTTATTCTTCTTTCTCTTGATTACTTTATAGATTATAGCACCGACTACTGACAAGCCGATGAGCTCCCATGATAGCGCAACATAGCACCATTCTGTGTCGAGCATGAAACCATAGCGACCTAACTCTAGTGTAAAGATCCCTTCGCTCATTTATTTACCTTCTTTCATTTGTTTAATAGCGAACAATACGGAGGCGGTTAGTAATAGCGTAGCCATTACATCTCCTCCCACTCATCAAGGTCGAACTCTACATCTTCGACATCATCTAGTTCAACATCGAACTCTTCATCTTCAACATCATCAAGATACATGTCTGAAACATCTTCTTGAATTGTGTCCCACTTAGAATAAGAGTGACCATAGATAGAATCGCTAGCATATCCCATTATTATTTACCTACTTTCTTAGATTGTAATTCTTTAGCATATGATACATCAGAAACGGCGGTTTCGCCAAATTCTTCATAGATATCAAGATAGATTTCATCATAGTAATCATTATAGTTCATATTATTTACCAACTTTCTTTGAACAATTATTCTGGTGGATATATCCGCAGTATCCACACTCTGCACATCGGGCATCGCCCATACGCTCTACAAATCGAGCAAATTCATCGGCACTCATTGTGCCACCTTCAAAAATTGAGTTCATTTAAAACTCCTTTCGTTTAATTTCTATATCTTAAGATTAACACGGGGGTCTGACAAATTTCAACTCGCAAAACGGACATTAGGGACATATTGAAAAAATACTTTGTGATATAGACCACATTGACCAGTCATATGGGCGCACTAACGGACAAATCGGACATTTTCCTAGGTGTGTATCATACAAATTAAAAATCTATTAACATTTCTAGAAATATGAAATAGTAGTTGACTAGAATATTAGGCGGGATATAATAGATACATGGCAGATATAATGATCATACTATGGGCTATTGTCACAGTAGCTCTTGTAAAGAGTTATGCAAAACATCTTTGGAAAAAATAAAATTTTATTAACATTTTTATAGATCTGATATTGTAGTCAACTAGAATATTATGATACTATATGCGATATGAGAATATGGATATATCTCTAATGAGAATCGTTATATGTGATAAATGTGGGCGGGAGATCCAAGTGAAATCTCCTTTTGCCCATATGACTTTCATGAATCATAAGTCCTCTTGTAAGGCATAGCTAACACTTGGGTACCAAATAAGGCTAAACTTTTGTCTAAGGGGCTATAGAGGGCTTCTAAGGGCTATTCTAATTTGGTCGGTATGGATCAAATTTTCTTCATTCTCTTGACCTAGATAAAATCATAATGTTATACTAAACACCTTGGACAGTTTTAGGAGATAACATCAAGGGTTTAAACTCCAAGTGCGATAATGACGGAAGTGTTAGATACTTCTAGGCTGCCAGCTTTTTATGGGCAGTTCAACCGATGAATGGCGGATTTATAACCTGACCATTTCGGGGTCCCTTTTAGTTTTTTTATTTTAAAAACATAAAAAGGGTATAGGGTTTGTATGCTCTAAATCTGGAAGTATCATTATAAAAACAAAAATAATATATATACAAAAATTATATCTAATGATATACTTTATATATAGGGGGATTATATGGGGTATACAAAAGGTTTCTGTCCATGCGGTAATTTACAAGAGTCTAAAGGCAGAATAAAGGGTAGACAGTATTTCGGCAGATACTGCACAACATGCAGAAAGTCTCGTGCTAGATTTAACTTTATCATGAAGCACGAAGCTATCTGCTTTAAGTGTGGATTCCAAGCCGAACATAGATGTCAGCTAGATGTAGATCATATCGATGGAAATCATCTCAATAATGATGAATCTAATTTCCAGATCCTCTGCGCTAACTGCCATAGACTCAAGACTTATATCAATAAAGATTATATGAGTACAAAGGTGGAAGCATGAAGACAATTCTCTGGGTAGGAATTATAGCAATCCTAGTTCATATATGTGGCTTACTGCTACAAATATATGTAATCTAGGGGATATAGCTTAATCTGGTTAAAGCATCAGTCTTATATACTGCCGACTCTCGGTTCAAATCCGAGTATCCCTACAAAATAATGTTCTTCTCTCCCGCCGAAGCACTTTTTTTCGCACTGAATAAGAGCTATATAATATAATTAGGGTAATGAAGACTGAAAAGACTTCTGTCGCCAAACAAAAGGCAGCCCTCGCCACTTATATACGAGAGTACAAGGAGAAACACCCTTGCGCCGATTGTAAACTACACTTCCCCTATTATGTTATGGACTTTGATCATGTCCGTGGGGTTAAGCATAAGAATGTTATGGAACTGATTCCAACACTATCTAAGAAGAAGATAGATGAAGAGATTAAGAAATGTGAAGTGGTATGTTCTAACTGCCACCGTGTTCGCACTCATATGAGAAAAACTACTAAACGTTCTAGATAGCTTGCGCTATGTAAGTACCATTAATGTATATCTTAGAATTTGTTGTTAGATCTACAGGATACCCTTGATAAAATAAATGCTCAATAGTAGGTTTTGGATCAGCTGTAGTTGCTCCAATCCAATGAAGATCTAATGTTGTTCCGCCAGGCATATGATCTGCAAGTATTTGAATATGTCCATTTAGTTGATCAGCTGGAACAGCTGGATTGACCCACACCCATCCAAGAAAATGATTCATTGCTCCAGATAGTGGCGCAAAAGGTATCTCTACTTTATATTGACCATTTCCAAAGTTTGTTACTGTAGTAAGATCGACCTTGATCCAAAAAGATACTATATGACCATTCTTAACATAATACGATTCATATGTTGGATACGTGCTATTTGTTCCAGTAAAAGTTAATCCAGTAGCAGAAAATGTTGGAGACCATCGAACAACATCTCCAAAAGGAATTTCACCAATTCCAACTGTATTAAATGGCACGACTAATCTCCATTATAGCTAGAGACATTCCGCCGTTAGATGAAATAGCGTACATTGTTGTTCTTGAAGGAAGCTCAATCGTTATACCTTGACCTGGGAAAAGCTTGTATCCATAATTAGATGTAGTCACCTCTTCATTTCCAATATAGATATATCCAGAGTTATTTACGTTTTGTACAACTAAAGTGTATGATGATCTAATATTTTCTGGCAGGTCTAAGCTTGTTGCAGTAGAATTTGATATAGATCTAACTTCATGCTTAATCATAAAACTATTATACCTTGATTAAATAAATAATTCGAAAAAGATTGACTATGTTTATAATATAATATATACTTATATTCTTAATCAAAGCCCGACAAGGGCTTTTGTTTTTGGTCCATAGCTCAGTTGGTAGAGCGCCGAACTGTTAATTCGGATGTCGCAGGATCGAGACCTGCTGGACCAGCTGGATGACCATACCTCTACACCTGCCGTCGGTTGCAGAAGTAAGTATGTGCAGTTCGGCCCTAGCTAGACGACTGCATTGTGTTGAGAACGCACAAGTACACGGCCTTACGGTGTGGCACTCTATAAACCGAGTTCTCATGCGGATGTTGCATATTGGTAGTGCCTCTGCCTTCCAAGCAGAAGGGGTGAGTTCGATTCTCATCATCCGCTCTAAGGTCTGTTAGCTCAGTTGGTTAGAGCGCTACCCTGTCACGGTAGAGGTCGTGGGTTCAAGTCCCATACAGATCGCTAGGTTCCTATAGCTCAGTTGGTAGAGCAGCAGACTTTTAATCTGCGGGTCGTTGGTTCGAGCCCAACTGGGAACACTAAGCCCGTATGGTGGAATAGGCAGACACAGCAGACTTAAAATTTGCCATCGCAAGATGTATCGGTTCAAGTCCGATTACGGGTACGGAAGATTGGCAGAGTGGTCGAATGCAGCGGTTTGCTAAATCGTAGTCCGAAAGGTCCACAGGTTCGAATCCTGTATCTTCCGCCATAATTTGATATAATTAAAATACTACCCTAGCAACTAGTGTGTTAGGTTTTTGCGTCAGTAGCCCAAATGGTAGAGGCGTCAGTCTTAGGAACTGATTGTTGTAGGTTCGAGTCCTACTTGATGCACGATACTAAGGTTGCGTTGCAGGTATAAAGACTGACTCCCGACGGGGACAACTGGAGGACAACGGGCTTATGTAAATCCTCATGTATTATGATTAATAAGTTAGTCTGCTCGTAGACTTATTAATCGCTTGGCTCCATCGTCTATCGGTTAGGACTTCAGATTTTCAATCTGGCAAGACGGGTTCGATTCCCGTTGGAGCTACCAATATTGTACAATAGTGTCATGTCTGATATAAATGCAAAAAATATAACAGAAGCTGGTTACGAGTTTGATCAGCTAGATCCTAACGTATTTCTAATTAAAAATTTTTTATCAGAAGAAGAATGTAACTTTTTTTATAATTTAGCGGAATCAAAAACAGAGCAAGACTGGCTAGGCGATTATCTAGATGGCGTTGAAACTAGATCAGAAAAAATATATGGCACCAGAGACTTAGAGCAAACAAAGCTAGAGGTAACTACTGACTGGAATGATAAAGTAGTTTATATAAGAGAAGAATGCAGAATATATAACCTAGACGAGAGACTTGCAAAACTTTTCAACAAAGATCTGGGGTACTTCTTCAGATCATTTGGCATTATTCAAAGACAATATACTGGATCAGAGCTTCGTGGTCATTATGATCAATATGTTGATGAAAGAATGAAATGGGCAGCAGTAGTATATATAAATGATAATTATAATGGTGGGGAATTTTATTTTAGAGAAAAAAATATATCTATTAAACCACCACGCAAATCAATGTTAGTTTTTCCAGCAACAGAAGAATATTGGCATGGGGTTAAAGTTGTAAATGATGGCCCAGTAAGGTATGCAATGCCTTCTTTTATCTGGACAGAGAAAGACGTTTACTAGTCTTCAGATTTATTTTTTTTACCTAGAGAAAAAAGTTTAATAAAAAAAGACTCAATCCTTTTTTCCATTTTTCCAGCAGCGCTTTCATTTTTGTAGTACTCGCTTTGAAAATAAGGAGAGAACATCGTTTTCTTGAATCTATCTCTAGTCATACTCTTATTATAGCAAAAAACCCAACCAGAGGCGGATCCGATTGGGTTATGCTGCACCTAAGTGCAATGCAGGGAGCAGTATGCGGGATGCTTCAACCTGCAATGTAATTGTATGATATAGTTTTTTTAAAGTCAATCGTTTACGATAATATTTTTTGATACAAGCAAATCGTAGATGTTTGAAAGCATGAATGTGATCGAAGGTTGGCTATTCTCAAGGTTTTCCTTAATATCTCCTTCAAGCATTCCAGCAGCTTCAGCCATCTTATAGTTGTCATCATTAAAGCTTTTAACCATCATGTCTACAACTTCATCTTTATTCATTTTCTGTTTCCTCATCTGATAAATATGACGGCAGAGGACCCAATAAGTGCCCCTGCTCATGATACGAAATCATCTTCGCAGCATCTTCTGGATTTAATTTTATTGCTATTAATGTAAGGATATCATATATTCTATGCAGCATGATATATGATGCCATAGGAAGATTGTCCTCTAAATTATTTTTATTTTCCATCTGGTCTTCCTAGGTCTTCCCAAAATATTTCTCTACCCATATTGTCCGTAATTGGCATAGGCGTTGATTCTGTTTCAATATTGTTTTTATCGTTTCCGAAAAGCATTCTCTACCTCAATTTTAATTTTATCGTACATTGATATTCCGATATATTTTTTATAATCACATGAGACACAGTAAAGGTATATCTCGTCGTTTTTGTCTAGATTGCAAAAAAGAGAGCCTTGATCCATTGGACATTCCAAATTTGGTACAAGGCCCTCTTCTGAAAGAGCTATATATCTAGATACTGTTTGTATCTGCATTATTCCTCTTATGCTTTGTTATTCGGGAATAGCTTGAGCCATTCCTTAGCTTTCGGGGTTAAACCTTTCCAGCTTGACCAATCTTTTCCGCCATTGGTCATGTAGTACGTTATCTCTGCGTTTGTTACTGGGTCGAATAACTCAGTTTTAGTTTTCATGTCAAATTTCTCGTTAAACAATGCTAATCTTTCTACTCCTAGATTTCCTAGCATGTTAATCTGAAATATTCCATAGGAACTATCTCCAGTTTTTCTGTTTCCGTTATATGCAAGTGGTCGTCCATTAGATTCCCTCTTTGCTATGGCCCAAGCTGTTTTAAGACCTGTACCTTCAAATCCTACCGCCTTTAAAAGGCCTATAAGATCTTCATCTGTGAGTTGCTGCTTAGCCGTGTACTTTTCAGTACTTAGTCTATGCAACGTCGCTTGCTTTAATTGGTATTCAGTTTTTACTGCTGGTGCAGTTAATGCAATTGCTGGCGTAGTATGGACTGGAAATAGAAATAATGTTATCATTACTATTGCTGTCCAGTGATGCACAACATCACTTAACTGCTGTTTTATATTCTCCATTGGCATTTCCTCCTTTAGAGATAACGAACTATAATAGTATCATTGTCAGTAAGTTACTGTCAAGTTAGTCAACTGAAAAGATTTATATGCAAATTTCATTTTCTACGCTTAGATCGAACTTTAATAAGTCCGTTGGATACGGACACGCAGCTATTAATATAGTAGATTCATTAAATAAACTAGGGCACCAGGTGCCATATCAGGCTCCATCTGCTCCAGTACAATTAAATTTTTCTCAGCCAACACATTTTAAAATGCATAGAAATCAATATCAGATTGGTTATACCCCATGGGAATCAACAGAGCTTCCAGAATCATGGATGGAATACTTAGAAGCCTGTGATGAAGTTTGGACCACATCCACTTGGTGTAAAGAAGTTTTTGAGGCAAATGGATTAAAAGATGTACGAGTTTTTCCACATGGAATAGAAGATATATGGCAGCCAAGAAAAAGAAAACAAGGCGATGTAATAAAGTTTTTGCACATTGGAGAGCCAGCACCAAGAAAAGCTGGTCAAATGACAGTAGACGCATTCTCTACATTGTTTGGCAATAATCCAAAGTATTCATTAACTATAAAAGCTTATAAGACAAATACAACTAGAGTATATAATAACTACATAGATAAAGAAATAATTGGTCTACCAGATAAGATTTATAATAATATTAAAATAATTGATGAAGACTATAATGAAGAACAAATGCTTCAGCTTTATTATGATCACGATGTTCTCGTATATCCAACATATGGAGAGGGTTTTGGTTTTATACCATTGCAAGCACTTGCAACTGGTATGCCAGTAATATCAACATATGATTGGGCAGAGTATAAAGACTTTCTTGGACCACTTAAGTTAGATTCAGAGTTAATAGATTCTCCATGGCCACACCCACATGCTGGAAAAGTTTTTGAGCCAAACTATCAACATCTACTTGAGATAATGAGAGACTTTGCATTAAATAGCAAAGCATATTCTGGATATTACTATGCACAAGCTGAAAAAGTTCATGAAACTTATAATTGGTTACAGTTGACCAATAATGCATTTGATCATATTTTCAAAAAGTTCTCATAAACTCTTCCTTGTTGTAAATACTTTTGGTAGAATTATACTCTTACTTAAAAATAATCAATCCGTAAGGCGGAAGAAAAGGTGACACTAAAAAATGTCTAGAACTATTGAAAACCCATATGAAAACTTTATTGCATTGTCTCGATATGCAAGATGGATCCCAGAAGAAAACCGTCGTGAAACATGGGGTGAAACAGTAGATAGATATTTTGACTTTATGCTTTCTCACCTTGAGAAAAACAATAACTATATCCCAGATATAAAGCTTATTGAAGAAATGAAGTCTGCAGTATTTAATCGCAATGTCATGCCATCAATGAGATCAGTAATGACTGCAGGTGCTGCATTAGATAGAGATCACGTTGCAGGATATAACTGCTCATTTGTTCCAGTAGATAATCCAAGATCATTTGATGAGACAATGTATATCTTAATGTGTGGAACGGGTGTTGGATTTTCTGTTGAGTATAAATATGTTAATAAGCTTCCTGCCGTTCCAGAGACACTTGAAAAGTCAGACACAGTAATCGTTGTAGAAGATTCAAAACAGGGTTGGGCAAAAGCATATCGTGAACTTCTTGCACTTCTTTGGACAGGACACATTCCAGCAATTGATGTTAGCAAGCTAAGACCAGCTGGTGCTCGTCTTAAGACAATGGGTGGACGTTCATCAGGACCACAGCCACTCATTAACTTATTTGATTTTACTATTGCAAAGTTTAAGAATGCTACAGGTCGTCAGCTTAAGCCAATTGAGGCACATGACATTATGTGTAAGATTGGTGAAATTGTTGTAGTTGGTGGAGTTCGTCGCTCAGCAATGATTTCTCTTTCTAATATTAACGATATTGAAATGGCACAGGCAAAGTCTGGTAATTGGTGGGAGAATAATTCTCAAAGAGCTTTGTCAAACAATTCGGTTGCATATTCACGCAAACCTGATATGGAACAATTTATAGCAGAATGGAAATCTTTATATGACTCGAAGTCTGGGGAACGTGGAATCTATAATGTCGCAGCAGCGCAGGCGCAAGCAGCTAAATATGGTCGCAGAGACCCTGAGATCCATTATGGAACAAATCCATGCTCAGAGATTATTTTACGTCCCTATCAGTTTTGTAATCTTTCAGAAGTCGTATTACGTGAAGAGGATACAGTTGAAGATGTTGCAAATAAGGTTCGCCTTGCAACAATTCTTGGAACGTGGCAATCAACGCTAACAGACTTTAAGTATTTAAGAAAGATTTGGAAAGATAATACAGAAGAAGAACGACTACTTGGAGTTTCACTTACAGGACAGTTTGGCCACAAGTTCTTTTCTGGTAAGGAGAATCTTACAAAGTTAGAGGACACACTTAATGGTCTTCGTGAGTATGCAAGAACAATTAACTCAGAAGAGGCAGGGAAAATTGGGATTCCTGAGTCTGCAGCTATTACATGTGTAAAGCCTTCTGGAACAGTATCTCAATTGGTCGGGGTTAGCTCAGGAATGCATGCATGGCATTCTGATTATTACATTAGAACAGTTCGTGGAGATAAGAAGGATCCAATCACAACATTCTTGACAGAAGTTGGAATTCCAGTAGAAGATGATGTAATGAAGCCAAATGATACTTCAGTATTTTCATTTCCAGTAAAGGCTCCAGAAGGTGCAATTACAAGAAATGATTTAACAGCGATTGATCATTTAAATATTTGGCTTGTTTATCAGCGAGCATGGTGTGAACATAAGCCATCTATTACTGTATCTGTAAAAGAAGAAGAGTGGATGGAAGTTGGAGCCTGGGTCTATAAGCATTTTGATGAGGTATCTGGAATCTCATTCTTACCACATTCAGATCACACATACAAGCAGGCTCCATATCAGGAAGTCTCAAAAGAAGAGTACGAAGATTTGGTATCTAGGATGCCAAAGTCCATTAGATGGGAAGATTTGTCTTTCTACGAAACAGAAGACGGGACCAGCGGAACTCAAACCCTGGCCTGTACTTCGGATGGAAATTGTGAGATTGTAGATATTTCCGCTTAATGATACAATAGTGTTATGGGCAAAACCCAAATCTCATGGCAACAACGCTATGATAGGAGATGATATATATGGCCACAAAGAAATTTGACAAGGCTGATTTAAATAAAGATGGGAAAGTAACTATGCAAGAACAGATTTTATCTGCATTAGGAACATATGGCAGAGCGTTTCTCTCTGCTGCAATGGCTCTTTATATGACTGGAAATACAGATCCAAAGGATTTGGTCGCAGCTGGTTTTGCTGCAATTGCTCCAGTAATTTTAAAGGCTTTAAATCCAAACGATAAGAGCTTTGGTTTTACCAATAAGTAGTAATTAACGCTTAGTTAGAAATACTCTTGTGCTAAAATAGGTACAGGAGTATTTCTATTCCACGGGAGTAATGATGGCAGCGCAAAAAAATTTTGAAGTAGACCAAAACACCACATTTACGTTTGAAGTGCAATACTTAGACGAAGATTTAAATCCCATTCAATTAAATGCTCATCAAGCTAAAATGCAGGTTAGAGATACACAGGGCGGAAAAAAATTAGCTTTTACATTAACAGAAGAAGATGGAATTACAATTAGTCCAACAGAAGGAAAGCTTTCTGTTTCTATATCTGCAGACAGAACAAATAAAATGTTCTATCCAAAATCAGCATATGATTTAGTTTTAATAGATCCTAGCGTCAATAAAACAAGACTGCTTGAAGGATATATGACTCTAAGTAGATCGGTGACAATTTAATGGGTACAAAATTAATCGTTACTGAAAACAACCCTCTTGTAGTAGTAAGGGCTTCTGGTGCACCTGGAAGAACAATTATCAGCGGAGAGGGAAATCCAGCAAACTCATTAGGAGTTCCTGGAGATTTTTATTTTGATACAATAACAACAAGATTTTGGGGCCCAAAGGCTCTAAGCACAAACACATGGAATATTGCAAATAGCTTTATTTTAGATAAAGATATTTCTTACAGTGTTTCATGGGAATTAGCACAAGTCACTGGACCAGCAAATGGGGTTTATTCTGTGGCTATAACACATAATTTGGGTTTTAACCCAAACGTTACGGTTAAGTCTTCCAGCGGAGATGTATTGGAAACTGGAATAGATTATAATAGTACAAATCAATTAACACTGACAATGGCGCAACCATTTTCAGGGACAGCGTACCTGTCCTAAAAGGAGATAAATAATGGCAAGAAAATTTGTAGTTAGTTTAGACCTCAATAAAAATGAGCTTCTAAACGCACGAATTCAAAATCTCAGCTCTGCGCCATCAAGCCCAGTAGCTGGTCAGATTTACTATAACACAAGTACAAATGTACTTTATTTTTACAATGGTTCAGAGTGGACCCCAACTTCTGGTTCAACAGAAGTAATTCAAGATGTAATTGGTTCATCTATAGTAGGCGGAACAGGCCTCACAGCAACATATGCTGACTTAGCTGGAACAACAACAATCGACCTTGATAATACAACAGTAACAGCTGGTTCATATGGATCAACAACATCAATTCCTACATTTACTGTAGACGCACAGGGTAGATTAACTGCTGCTGGCGAAGAAACAATTTCTACAGACCTTAATCTTTCATCAGATTCAGGAACTGGAACAATTTCATTACTTTCAGAAACATTAACTGTATCTGGAGGAGAAGGAATTGATACATCTATATCTGGAAATACAGTAACAATTTCAGCAGAAGATGCAACATCTTCAAATAAGGGTATTGCAAGCTTTAATGCAACAGACTTTACAGTATCATCTGGAGCTGTAACAATTAATGAAGAAAGAATTCAGGATATTGTTGCTAGCGAAATTCATGGTGGCACTGGAATTGATGCGACATATAATGATTCAACAGGAACAGTAACAATTGATATTGATTCAACTGTTGCTACATTAGAAGGTTCACAGAATCTAAAAAATAAGACACTTGAATCAGCATCATTAACTAATGATTTAGATGCAAATAGCAAAAAGATTACAAACCTTGCTACACCTACAGCTCCTGGAGATGCAGCAAACAAGGGATATGTAGACAATGCAGTTGCTGGCCTTAATTGGAAGCAGGCTGTAAACCTTCTCGCAACATCAAATATTGCAGATTTAACAGACTTTACAACAATAACAATTGATAGTCACGTAGTAGATGTAGACCAGATTGGCTATAGAATACTTCTTACAGGACAATCAACTGATGCAGATAATGGTATATACGAAGTAGTTGCTGCAACAGGAAGCAATATAACACTTTCTAGAACAGATGATGCAGATGTGTATTCAGAGCTAGTTGGAGCCTCAGTATTTGTTATGGAAGGTACAAACTATGCAAATACTTCATGGGTACAGTCAAATCACTACTTAACTGATTTTACTAACCAGGATTGGGTTCAGTTCTCTGGAGCTGGTGCATATACAGCAGGAGCTGGTTTAACTCAAGACGGAACAACATTCGCAGTAGGCCAAGGAACTGGTATTACTGTAAATGCTAATGATGTAGCGATTGATACATCAGTAGTAGCACGTAAATACACAACATTGATTGGAGACGGAACAAATACGTCTTACACAGTAACACACAACCTTGGAAACCAATGGGCAACTGTGCAGGTTTTTGAAGGATCAACACAAGTTGAGGCAGATGTAACTCTAGCCTCTTCAAATACAGTTACAGTAGCATTTGCTGCTGTGGCTACAGCAGATCAATATAGAGTGGTAATTACAGCATAATATGGCAAGAAAATTTGTAGTCCCTATAGTCCCACCAGTTTTGGCATCAGACCCAGCTGGTGGGACTGAGGGTGCTATTTATTTTAATTCTTCCACAAATGCTTTAAAATTTTATGATGGCTCTAATTGGGTTACATTAGCTCAAGCTGGTGGATCAACAGCAGCAAGCTCAATTAGAACATTAAGCACTGCACCATCTTCTCCATCAGAAGGAGATGTTTATTTTGATACTGCCGAAAATGTAATTAAGGCATATGATGGAAATAGCTGGTCAGATGTAGGTGGTCCAAAAGCGTTATTAGATCACGCACACAATTATAATGGCTCAGTTGGATATATAAATTATGGCACATTTGTAGATACATCAATTGTTGCATATGACGCAGGAAATGCGTATTCAGTATCATTTAATGATATACTTGACGGAGGTAACGCAAATGGCAATTAGAATTCAACTTAGAAGAGACACCGCTGCAAACTGGACAAGCGCAAACCCAGTGTTGCTTGCAGGTGAAATTGGTATTGAAACAGATACCCTTAAATTTAAAATTGGAAATGGCTCTAACTGGGCAGATATAGCAAATTATGCTAATACAACACCAAGTGACTTAACAAGCAGCCTTTCAGATTATATTCTTTCATCAGAAAGAGGATCAGCAGGCGGAGTAGCGGGACTTGATTCATCATCAAATCTTTTGGTTCCAGGCTCATCAATAATTCTTGAAGGCGCTACAGCAGATGCTTATGAAACAATTATTACAGCAACTGACCCAACTGCAGACAGAACAATTACAATTCCAAACTCATCTGGAACATTAGTTCTTTCAGATGGAAGCGGAAATGTTACAGTATCTGGAAACCTTACAGTCAATGGAACAACTACAACTGTAAATTCAACAGAAATTAATGTTCAAACAGCACTTAAATTTGAAGGTGCTACATCAAACGATTTTGAAACAACACTTACAGTTGTAGATCCTACAGCAGATAGAACAATTACTTTACAGGATGCTTCAGGAACTTTAGCTCATATTTCAAATGTAAATGATGCAATTACAACTGCAGCTGCAGATGCGACAACAAAAGCAAATGATGCCGTTGCAACAGCTGAGGCATATACAGATAATGAAATAGATGCATTACATACAACTGTGACTGGAGAAATTTCTACACATAACAGCGATACAACAAATGTTCATGGAATTCAAGATACCGCAGCTTTGGCTACCAGCTCAGAAGTAGCAACTTCAATATCAGCTCATAATAATGATACAACAAGTATCCATGGCATAGCAGATACTTCTGTGTTGGCCACAAATTCAGATGTATCTACAGCAGTTACAAATCATAATAATGACACTACTGGTGTTCATGGTATTGCAGATACAAGCTTATTAGCAACACAGCAGTATGCAAACGATGCAGCACTTGCGGTAGAAGCGCAGTTAATTAATTATGCAGCTGTTGGTGCAGGCGGTGCAACATTTGCTGGAACTGTCACTGTTCCAACTTTAAATGCTACTGATGTAAATATATCTGGCGATTTAACAGTTAGCGGAACTACAACAACAGTTTCTACTACAGATTTAGTTGTATCTGATTCACTTATTTATCTTGGTGAAGGTAATACTGGAAATCTTGTAGATCTTGGATTTGTAGCTAATTTTAATGATGGCACTTATCAGCATACAGGGCTTGTTCGTGACTCCTCAACAGGCACATGGAAATTATTTAAAGGCGTAACAGACGAACCAACAACAACAGTTAATTTTGGTCAAGGATCCCTTGATAATCTTGCAGTTGCTGGACTTACAGCCTCATCTATAGTAGTAGGCGATGTCTCTAATACTGAGTTTGGATACCTAAATGGAGTAACATCTGCTATTCAAACACAGTTAGATGGAAAACAGGCAATAGTTTCTGGAGTTTCAGATACCGAAATAGGATACCTTAATGGAGTTGGAAGCTCAATTCAAGATCAAATAAATGATAGAGCACCAATTAATTCTCCCACATTTGTTGGAGTTGTTAGATTATCTTCTTCTGGAGTTGAATTTGATGACGGAACTCAAACAAAACAGGGTGTTCCATCAATAACCACTATTACGCAAAAAACATCAAACTATACTCTTTCAAACCTTAATGAAAGAGATACTATGATTGAGCTAAATAGCTCATCAGATATAACAGTAACAATTCCACCAGATTCTTCAGTAAACTATCCAGTTGGAACTACACTAGATATTATGAATATAAATACTGGATTAGTAACAGTTGTTGCTGGATCAGGGGTTACAGTAAATGCAACACCAGGATTAAAGTTAAGAACACAGTGGTCTTCTGCCACATTATTAAAGCGAGCCTCAAATACTTGGGTCGTCTATGGAGATTTGAAGTCATAACGGGAGAACATAATGAGCAAAAGAGCTGGTAGAAAATCACAATCTTCAAACGACTTTTTAGAGCCAAAACCAGTCGAAAGCTTAACTGCATCTGACGTAGGAACTTCACGTCCTTATTTAGCAACTGCAAATACTACATCTGCTGCTTCAGCAGCAGGTACAGGCGCAGCAGCCAGCTTATCATGGACTCTACCAGCTGGATCACCAGCAGCCACATCTTATACAATTACATCAACTCCAACTACATATACTGTAAATACTGGAAGCGATAGCACTTCATACACATTCCAGGGACTTGCATCTAACACATCATATACATTTACTGTAGTAGGTGTAAATGCAGCTGGATCTTCTTCTGGAACAACATCTTCTTCCATAACAGTGACTACAGTTCCTCAGGCCCCACAAAATCCAACTGCTTCATCACCAAATGCAAATCAAGACGTTGTTTCTTGGACAGCACCTGCTTCTGGAGGAAAAACAATAAATAGCTATACTGTTGTTTCTTCAGATGGACCAAGCTATCCAAATGCAACATCACCAAAAACAATTGATGAAACAGCTGGAACATCACAAACATATACAATTTATGCAATCAACAATAATGGAACATCGCTTGGTGCAGTTACAGCATCTATTACAACAACAGCTCCATTCTTCCCACCATTCTTCCCACCGTTTTTCCCACCTTTCTTCCCGTTCTTCCCACCATTCTTTCCACCATACTTCCCACCATTTTTCCCATATTTTCCACCATTCTTCCCATACTTCCCACCATTTTTCCCATATTTCCCACCATTCTTCCCACCGTACTTCCCGTACTTCCCATACTTCCCTTACTTCCCATACTTTAGCCCACCAGTAACTCCTCCGATATTCCCATCGGGGCCAGCGAAACCTATAAAGGAACAAGAATAATATGCCAACAAATGCAGATACACATCCAGCAATAAAGTTTCCACTGCCAGAAGTTAAACCAGCATTTTCTGTAGATAATGTTTTTGAGCCAGAGGTATTCGATAGAATTAAAAAAAGAATACAGCAGATTAATTGGGGTCCAGGATCTAGCACTTTTTACCATACTTCTATGGGAAGGTGGGAAAGCCCAATTGAGTTTGATCCAGATCTTGAAGAGATTATGTTAAATGTTGGTAGAAAACTTTATGGCAATGATGATCTTGTAAAGACATATTATTATACAGTTAGATATCAAAAGCAAAATGGAAATATCCCTCATCTTCATAAGCATATGGATCAAAATGGCTGTGAGCAAACAGTAGATATTTGTATTGAACAAGAAGGCGTTAACTGGGGCATTGAAGTTGATGGAGTAGTATTTCCAGAAAAAGAAAACTCAGCGGTATGTTTTTATGGACAACAGCAGGTTCACTCAAGACCAGAATATCCAGCAGATGCAACAGAGGATGACTACTTAACTGTATTGTTCTTACATTTTGTTAGACCAGAACACTGGTTTGCCGATATTATTAATTCATCAAGCGATGAGCGTTGGGAAGCATTTGGTAAATACGCTTCAGATGGAGACCTTAGGTATTTCTTGCATACTGGAGAAGTATCACAGCCACAGCTGCCAGAAGGACAAGAAAGATGCGAATGCCATAATTATTGGGGCGTATCAGATGTTGTACAAAATATTTTAGGCGAAGAGGAATTTAACGCAAGGCTTAAAAAATAATGTATCCGTTTATCTCTAGACACATAGCAATCAAAATGCTATAATTAAATAAGGAGAAAAAAATGGAACATATTAATAACGAGTGGTTTGAAAAAGATAGAACAGAGTCAACCTCTTTTAGAATGCCAGACAAAATGTTTAATTCAATTCGGGTTTCAAATCCTGGATTTGGACTTAATGTTTATCATAATGTTTTTTCAAAAGATCAGATAGCTAAATATATATCTGTATTAGAAGAAACTCTTTCTGGCAATGGTCCATACAGATGGAATGAAGCCAAGGTAACAAATTCAGATCAGCCAATTAAAAAAGCTAGAGACTGCGTAGATTTTAAAATGAACAGCAAGGCACTTGGGCCAAAAAATGAATTTAATGCAGGGCTGCATGAAGTTTATGATGAAGTTTTTAATGGTCTAAGAAAATGTGTAGATGACTATGCAAGATACTGGGGCATAAATGTTAACTTCTATGAAATATTTAACTTTGTTAAGTATGAGGGAGAAGGTAAACACTTTAGAATTCATGCAGATGATGGCCCTTCTTATAAGTGTGCTGTTTCAGCAGTAATTTATCTTAATGATGATTATGAAGGAGGGGAAATATATTTCCCTAGATTAGATAAGCTTGAAGTAAAGCCAGGTTATGGAGATATAGCAATATTCCCTTCAAATTATGCTTACGAGCATGCATCTCTTCCAATTAAATCTGGAACTAAGTATTGTGTTGTAGTAATGATGGATATAAACGATTTAGCTCATAAAGATAATGGCTATGGTACTAGAATAGGACAGGACGGCAAAGTTATATGATGGATATGCTTACACCAAACGCTCAAACTTTTAATAAAACTTGGAGTTCAGCAAAAGAAATTGGTGCTGGAATTTGGGTCTACCATGATGTTGTAAAGCCAGAGCTAGATGTAGTTAATAGGCTTGAAGATGTTCTTGGCAATGAATCAAATTATTATAATTGGCAGGAAGCATACGTTGGTTACAGACAAAGAATGCCAGAATACAGAGACTGTGTAGATTTTAAGTTTAAGAAAACAGACATTGCCGTTGATAAGTCAGAAGCATCATTAAAGCTACAAGGAATATGGCAAGATTGTTATGATGCACAGGCGCCTGCAGTTGCAGACTACTGTCAAAAATATAATATCCATAATCTAAGATACTGGGAAGCATTCAACTTTGTGAGATATGGAGAAGGACAGCATTTCCAGGAACACCACGATCATGGCTTCTCATATAATTGCACAGTATCTTTGGTAACATACTTAAATGATGATTATGAGGGTGGTGAGATTTTCTTCAGACTACAAGGGCTTGACTATAAGCCTAAGGCTGGAGATACTGTATTATTCCCGTCAAACTTTATGTACCCTCATCAAGCAAAAGTTGTTACAAAAGGAGTAAAGTATTCTTTGGTAACAATGCTTGATTATAGTGACAAGTTCCACAAACCAGAATTTTATCAAGAAACTGGTTCGTAATGAATGAAGTAAACGTATATAGTTTACAAGGCAACGAAGCGATAATAGATAATATAAAAATTAAAAGAGACTGGATGGATAAAACATCTAACTCTCACGCATATAAATGTTTTCCAGTAACACTATCAAATTCATTAGGGTGGGGAATATCTTATCCAGAAGATATTGAATTCATATGGGATGGAATATCAGATTCTACTCCAGATCATATTAAAATTTTAAAAGGCGAAAAGTTTGTTCATGCTGGCAGAGCAAATGCAACAGTAAGTTTTAATACTGGATTGATTTTTGAAACATCGGACGATGTTAGTATGTTGCATATGCCAGTTCCCAATCAGTTTATAGATGGAGCTCAAGCATTTACAACTATAATATCTACCTCTTTTTATAAGAATCCAATGCCGATAGCCTGGAAAATAACAAAGCCAAACGTTCCTATATTAATACCAGCTGGCACACCAGTAGTTGCATTAATGCCGATACACTTAAAGCAGACTTCGGAATTTATTTTAAATATATATAACAATACAGAAGATAAGTTTGGTCAAGAGCATTGGGCTAAGGCAAAAAAATATGGGGAAGAGTCGCAAAGATTTAACCAATCTGGCGAATGGACTAATTTCTATAGAAATGCAACAGATGAAACTGGCAATTCAATAGGCCAACATGAAGTAAAAGCCATAAGGATGCAGATAAATGACACTAGATAAAAATAAGATACAGTTTATATCTAATGTTCCAAGTTTAGATGCTGATAGTAAAACAAGGCCATCTTCAATAATTAAATATATGCCAGAATGGTTTAGATCCGCAGATAGATTTGCAAAAAATCCATTTACTGGAGAGTTTTGGATTGGTCCAGACAAAGGCAAGGTGCCAACATGGAAGGCATGCCCAGCCCTTTTTGATATATTTGGAACAGGGTATGCTTTGCTTACTCCATGTGATTTAGAGTTTTATATAAATAACAAAAATAAAATAGATGTCAGAATAGAAGAGAAACGATATAGTCAATTCTGTCTCTCACGCCCAGAGATGCCTCAGTTCGAGCATCCTAGTGGTTTCTATAGGGAACACTTTGCTTGGTTCCCAGAATGGGCTGTGAAGGCTCCTGAAGGGTATAGTGTGCTTTACTCATCACCTTTCAACCGATATGACTTGCCGTTTATGACCGTATCTGGAATTATCGATAATGATAAGGTTAATTTGCCTGGATCAATGCCTTTTTTTATAAAAGAAGGATGGACTGGTGTAATTCCAGCTGGAACACCTTATGCACAGTTAATTCCATTTAAAAGGGAAAACTGGGAGTCTGAAATAGTTATAGAAGATCAAAATACTATATTTAAAAAAAATGTTGAAAATAGTAAAAAATATAGGGTGCCAAACGGTGGCGTATATAAAAACGAAGTATGGACAAAAAGAACTTATGAATAAGGAAATGGTAAAATAAATATATGGAAAACCAATACTCTAACTCTCATTCAAATGATAGATTTTCAATAACTCCTTCAGGATTTTTTGGGTCATCTTCAGACATGATTCAATCAAGAGAAAACTTTATGACCAAAGAAGAGCATGAGTTCCTTTTAGATGCTGCAAAAAATCTCACACATTGGGATGTTACAGAAACACACTATAACGAGGACGGGACTGTAATATATGACTCAGAGTACTGGAAGGACCGTGTTGCAACAAATCCTTCTTTAGATAAACATGATCCAAAAATTGCTGAGGTTATTAGAGGTCTTGTGGCAAGACTTAAAATTGAGGTAGATAAGTTTTTTAATGTTGATGCACTTCCAACTAGTCCAGCTATAGTTAGATGGCTACCAGGACAACTTCAAATGCCACATGCAGACAAAGAGTTGCACGAAGGCGATAATGCTGGAAAGCCTAACGATTTCCCCTGGTATGATATTGCTGGATTATTTTATTTAAACGATGACTATGAAGGAGGAGAGCTATACTTTCCAAATCAAGGTATTCAGTTTAAACCAAAGCCTGGTGGAGCATACTTTTTTCCAGGAGATATGAATTATATTCACGGAGTAACAAGAATTGAGTCTGGTACAAGATATGTTATACCTTTCTTCTGGACAATTTTAAAGCACACTGGAGATAGACAGCCATGATAATTGAAAATATAGATCCGTCAACATTTATTTATTATAAAGATGAGCCAAATGATAAGGGCGTATTGAATGTGCCAGAAAATAAAATTGTTGAGATACCTAATTTTGTATCACCAGAAATTGCTCCAAACATGATAAGATTTTTTGAAGAGTGTGATGTCGATTGGGGAGACATTGCATTTTATGGTTCTTCTGGAAAAGGAATCAAATCAGACCCAGAGTACCTAAAAAGCTTTGGACTAACTGGAACCTTTTTTGCAGACATTAAAGATAAGTTTCAAGAAGCAGTAGAAATAGTTTTTGATAGAAAAGTTCGTGCCAACACATCCCATGCACAAAAGTGGGATGTTGGCGGATTTGCAAGTGTTCATTCTGATAATTCAGATAACGATGGCGAGCCAAATGCTTTTGAGATCAATAAGTATGTAGCAATATTATATTTAAATGATGACTACGAAGGTGGAAATCTTTATTTTCCAGAACATGATATATCATTTAAGCCAAATGCTTATTCTCTATACACCTTTCCTGGTGGAGTAGAAAATCTTCACGGTGTTTCAGAAATTACCAAGGGAACAAGATACACAATGGTCTCTTTCTGGGATTTTGCGGATTTAGAATATGATCAGGAAACAATTGATAGATGGAAAGAAGAAGAGAAAAAAGTTAGAATTGAGCAGGCAGCTCAAAAGGAGGAGTGGGCTAAAGGCATAAAGTAGCCCCATATAACATGGAAAAAATTGTTTATAGAGAAGATATAGTAGAGTACTTAAACTTCTTATCTGAAGAAGAATGCAAGACACTTGTAGACTATTATGTTAGCGGAGAAGACGGCTGGCAGAAAACATGTTTTTATAACTCAGCCGTAATGGACCCAATTCATCCTTACAATAAAAATCCTGAAACTAAAATAAATCATGACTTTTTTATTAACTTAAAGGCAAGACTTCATGAAAAAGCAGAAGAGGTAGCTGGAAGAAAGTTAAAGAACTTAAGCATGAGTGCTCACAAATGGGAAGTAGGAGCATATGCTAGTGATCATTCCGATAATACAGATTTAGACGGAACTCCAAATGCTTGGCAAGATAATAAATTTGTTACCATCATTTATTTAAATGATAACTATGAGGGTGGACATCTAACCTTTAAAAATCATGATTTAGATATAGCTCCTCAAAAAGGAAGCCTAGTTGCTTTTGATCCAGGATTTGATAATTTACATGGAGTTACTGAAATTTTATCTGGCACAAGATACACTATGCTTTTGTCTTGGGACCATGATGACAGAACCTACTCTCAGGCAGAAATAGATGAAATGAAAAGACAAAAAGAAGAGCAAAAAGAAATTCAAGATAAACAAAGAGATGAGTGGGAAAGAGGTAATAAGTATGCTTGATGATAAAACATATTTAATGCTACATGATGATAATAATGTAAATTATACTAAAATGCATGATGATATATACGTTTATCACAATATGCTAGGTAGTAAAAGTTTTGAAGAAATTATTAGTACAATCGACAAGCTTGACTTAAATGCTTCAGATTCATCTCCAATAACAAAATGGTCTCCATGGGGAACAAGTAGTACAGAAGAAGGATCACAATACATATTCGGAGAGCAAAAAAGGTTTAATCAAAGAAAGTGTTTAGATGATGCAGATTATACAGAGATATACAAAACGCTTTCTGAGCCAATAATTTTTGCATCTATGCACTATGGACTAAAACATGATATAAAGATAGGAAGCCTTGCGCCGCTTTCTTTGAGCAGATACTTTATCGATAAATATATGGGGCCACATACAGATTCCCATGAATCTGATGATAGGCCAACCATATCAGTTGTTATGTATCTAAACGATGATTACGAGGGCGGAGAACTACATTTTAGAGAACAAGATATAACAATAAAGGCAAAAGCTGGAGACATAGTTATATTCCCTTCGAAACCTCCTTTCTTTCATGAATCTAAGCCAGTAATATCTGGCACCAAGTACATTTGCCCAGGATTTTGGAATAACATATAATACTTAAGGTGGTATAATTTATATATTATGGCTAGCTCATTTCCAAATTCATTAGATTCTCTAGGTAATCCATCAAGCGATCATCTTTTAAACCATACTTTATATGGACATGCTGAGCAGCATACAGATGCCAATGATGCAATAGAGGCAATCCAGGCGAGACTTGGAATTGAGGGATCTACAAACGTAAACTCTATTGAGTATAGATTAAATGCAGTAGAAACAATAAGTGGATCAAATACAGTAGTTCAAGATACATCAACTAATTGGTATAACGAAAACCCCATACTTTCAGAAACTCAAATAGGTATTGAAACAGATACTTTAAAGATTAAAATTGGTACTGGTGCTACATGGAATGATATTGGATATGCAACAGTAACTCCAACTAACCTAGATAACTCGCTTGGAGATTATCTTCCAATAACAGCAAGAGGAACTGCAGGTGGAGTTGCTTCATTAGATTCTTCTGGATTAATAATAGATTCAGAAATCCCATCCAGTATAACAAGAGATACAGAGCTTTCTTCACACGCAAATTACACAACAAATATCCATGGAATTGCAGACACTTCTGCGTTAGCTACTACTTCTGATATATCTACACATAATAACGATACCACAAATGTCCATGGAATTGCAGACACCACTGCTTTGGCAACAACATCAGATATAACTACTCACAATAATGATACAACTAGCGTACATGGGATTGCAGATACTTCACTTTTAATAACAACAGCTGGTGGAAGCATTGAGAATTTAACAATTACTGGAAATCTTACAGTAAGTGGCAGCACAACAACTGTAGATACAACAAATTTAGATGTAACAGACTCTTTAATTTATTTGGCTTCAGAGCAGTTCGATACAGATGTACTAGATATTGGAATATTTGCAGCATATGGAGATATTCAAGCTGGGCACCATCATACTGGATTAATAAGAGATGCATCAGATAGCAAGTGGAAACTTATTTCAAATGCTGCAGAGCCAGATGGAAATATAATTAATTTTACTGGAGTCACATATGACACCCTTGTAGTTGGAGGGCTTCAAGTAGGCGATGTATCAAATACTGAAATAGGCTATCTTAATGGAGTAACTTCAAATATACAAACACAGATAGACTCTAAATCAGACTCATTAATACAATTTAATCAGCAGTCAAGCGGTTACACTTTGCAGTTATCAGACAAGGATAAGATTGTTGAAATGTCTGGTGGAGGAACATTAACCATTCCAGCCGAAGCCTCAGTAAACTTCCCAATCGGATCATCAATAGAAATTCTTCAAACAGGATCATCACAAGTAACAATAGCTGGATCTGGATTTACGCCAAATGGAACTCCAGGACTAAAGCTAAGAGCCCAATGGTCAAGCGCATCGCTTGTAAAACGAGGTTCGGATCTTTGGATAGTTAGCGGCGATTTGAGCGCATAATGCCTAGACTTCATAGATTTGGAAGAGGTTCTGGCATAAGAAAAGTCACAGTCCCAGACTTATCATCACTTACAAAAACACAAGCAGAGTCTCTTTTATCTAGCATAGGTTTAACATATTCATCTACAGCAACAACTACATCTAATTCTGGTTTAGACAATACTATTATCTCTCAGAATATTTCTGCTGGAACAACTGTACTAATAGGATCTTCTATATCAATATCTTATTATTTATATCAAGCTACTCCTCCAGTAACGCCTCCAGTCGTGCCTCCAGTCGTGCCTCCAATTGTGCCCCCAATTGTTCCACCACCACCTCCTCCATCATTTACAACACTACCTTATATATCTGGTACAACTACAGACTCTCTCACGTTCTCTTGGGCGGGAGCAAACTACAATTCTTGGAAGTTATATAGAGCAGGAACAGGAGAAGTTTTTGCATCTGGAGATGGACAAGGAACATCTGCAACAAGAAGTGGTTTATCTCCAAGCACCACATACACTCAAACTGTTGTTCTTTATTCCAGCACAGGCTTAACTGGACAACAGGTATCAGATGCAATTACAGGCACAACAGCTGCACTTCCTTCTCCAGTTAGCCCACCTGTTAGCCCTCCTGTTACACCACCAATCTTCCCTTCAGGTGGTCCTGCTACACCAGTATCTCCTCCAGTTGTACCGCCAGTTAAACCACCCGTTACACCACCAATCTTCCCTTCAGGTCCAGCTAAGCCATTTAAGGTATAATAAAAATATGTCATATCATTTAAAAGCAATAAAAGATTCTCCAGTAATGTTTCTTCCTTTAGATGAAACAACTGGATCGGTAGCATACGATATATCTGGCTGTGAAAACAATGGTGCGTATTCAGATGGTATAGTCTCTGGAATATTCCCGTTAGTTCCAGGTGGGCTCAATGGTACCTATATTAATAATACTAAATATATAGATTGCTCAACATCAAATGATTATTACGGTCAAGACCAGTCAGGATCTTTTGCACAAGCAGGATTCTCAGACAATGACTTTTCTTTAGAGATATGGATTCATCCAAACTTTAATACTGCAGAGAACCTTATCTTTGGTGATCAAGTTAATGATATAGGAATCTCATGGGAAAAGGGAAATGTTATATTTAAGCTTAACACAGAAATATTAGAATATACGCTTCCTTATTTAGATAAAGCATTTCATATTGTGGCAACCTATAATGTAAGCCATATGTATTTATATATAGATGGAATTTTAGTAGCAGGAAAGAGCATTCCTGGGTTTAGATTTACAAATGATTATTTAAACCTTTCAATAGGGCCAACGGCTTCTTCAAGCTCATATTTTATTGCTGATGCGCCAGCAATTTATAGGTATGCATTAAACTCAGAACAAATTAGATCACACTATCTAGCTTTTCAAGAACAGGTTAGCCCTTTTCATATAGTGTATCCAGACGGCGGAACCCTATGGACAATATCAGATGAAAATACAAAAGAAGCGTATAGCATTGATTATCCAACCAACTTCTCATTTGGAAGACTGCTAGCAGATGGACTTACATATGACTCTGCATTAAACTCATTATATCTTACTCCAACAGACGATGAGCAAACTGCAGAAGTTATAGTAAAAGACTTTTTGATAGTACCACTCCAAGATGCAGTAACTAGATCAAAGATTAGCTGGTATGGAACTAATGGAATATCAGTATTTACAAGTATAGACGATGACACATATGAAGAATGTGTTAATGGAGAAGAAGTTCCTCAATATGCAGGCGGGACGGAAGATGGAAATGGAACACTATATTTAAAGATTGTATTTTCATCAGAAGACTCTTCTAGATTTAATCCAGAGCTGTATAGCCTATTTATATCTTTCTATACTACATCAAATATATTTGCAGCTACTGGAGGAGACTATATACAGCCACTTTCAACCTATAAGTATTCTCTGGGAAACAAAAACTACCCACTTCTTGCTAGAGACAAGAGGAATGGTTTAAGGATAATAGGCGATGGCGGATTTAAGATATCTACATCTAATTCTATTAAAACCGTAGAGTTTATTTATACAAAAACCAGTTCTCAAGTAGGTGGTTTTATATCTGGATCATCTAGCTCCGATGAAGATGTTTACTATAAATGGACAAATGGTACAGTCTCACATTCTGGAATAGATGCCTTATATATAAATGGAGTTTCTTCAATAAACTCTATATCTTCGATTACAAATAACGAGATATGCCATATCGTTTTAGTTTTATCTGAGGATATTACTGGCGATATACTCTTTAATATGAATGGCTCTACTCCAGGAAAGACGGCCACCTATAAGAATATAGCCCTGTATGAAGATGAGCTTACCTCTACAAAGATATTAAATCACTATAACATGTATATATCTAGACCAGCAGGCACCTCTGACGATACAGAGTTCACCGTGACAGAAGGCTCTACTTTGGTTCATGATAATGACTGGTTGGTCATCCAAAACGTATAATTTGTCATAATGCGTGACAAAATCTGGACTTTGATTTAAAAGAATGGTAAACTTAGTTTATTATGGATCTCTCAGATATTAAAAGAACTAGCGTTGCAATGAACGATGATGAAGCTCGCATCGGTATATACGTATGGGAAATGCCAGACGGACGCTGGATCGGAGATGACGACGGTAACTTTTTGTCTATAGCTTCAGCAAAAGATAACAAGTCAAAGATAGAAGCTCTTGCGACAGTAGTTAGGTCATACGGAATTGATTCTGGTCAGCCTAAATTTCTTTCTGGAAGACGCAAGATTGATGATGAAGAATTTGAATATCAGCAGCAAAGACTAAAATGGGGACTGACTCCAGATCCTCTAGATATTGGTGTTCATAAAGAAGAAATGAATAAGCTTAAAATGGGTGGTATGTAAAATGAAATTTATTGAGGATGAGAACTCTTCTGATTCACAGGTGTTTAATGCATCAGACTTTCATATTCCTTCTACATCAATCAGCAAGAGTGTAGATGAGTTTAAAGTAGAAGGCGAAAACATATTAAAGATTAGCGGACTTAGCCCTACATTTAGAAGAAAAGTTGGAAGAGATTTACAAAAAAGATTTGTAGGTAAAGACGGAGCAGAGACACAGCAGAACCTACTTGCACAAGCAATTACTGGCTATGCAATGTTCGATCTTATCGAACCACCGTATAACCTAGATTATCTTTCTAGAATTTATGAAATATCACCATATAACTATGCAGCTATTAATGCCAAGGTTTATAACATTGTTGGGCTTGGATACGATTTTGTAGAGACAAGAAAAACAGTAGATGCAATCGATGATATTAATGATGACAAGCAATTAGAGAGAGCAAGAAGAAAGCTTAATAGACTTAGACAAGATCTAAATCAATGGCTTGAAGACTGTAATGAAGAAGAAACATTTAAAGAAACAATGATTAAGTTTTATACAGATGTTGAGGCAACAGGCAACGGGTACCTTGAAGTAGGAAGAACAACATCTGGAAAGATTGGATACATAGGTCATATCCCAGCAAAGACAATGAGAGTGCGTAGACTTCGTGACGGATTCATTCAATTGCTTTATGGTAAGGCTGTATTTTTCAGAAACTTTGGAGATCAAGAAACTCCAAATCCTATTGCTGGCGGATTAGATCGACCAAATGAAATTATTCATTTTAAGAAATATACGCCTACAAATAATTATTATGGCGTACCAGATATTGTTGCAGCATCAAATGCGATGGCTGGAAACGAGTTTGCTGGAAAGTACAACCTAGACTATTTTGAGAACAAAGCTGTCCCAAGATATATTATTACATTAAAAGGTGGCAAGCTTTCTCCAGAGTCAGAAAGAAAGTTGCTTGAATTTTTCCAGGTTGGTCTTAAGGGTAAAAACCATAGATCGCTTTATATTCCACTTCCAGCGGATACTCCAGACGAAAAGGTTGAATTTAAAATGCAGCCAGTCGAAGCTGGAGCACAAGACTCTTCATTTAACGTTTACCGCAAGGCAAATAGGGATGAAATCCTTATGGCTCATAGAACTCCAATTAATAAAATTGGAACCCCTGAAGGAATAAACCTTGCTGCTGCTCGTGATGCAGATAAGACATTTAAAGAGCAGGTTTGTCGCCCAGCCCAAGATATTCTTGAAAAGAAACTAAATAAGATTATACAGGAAATGACAGACGCCCTTGAAATTAAATTTAATGAGTTGGCTCTTACCGATGAAGATACTCAGTCTAAGATAGACGAAAGATATTTGAGAATGAAGGTAATTGTTCCTAATGAAATTAGAATCAGAAAAGGCATGGTTCCTCTAGATGGAGGAGATGAGCCAGTAGAATTAAAGCCACAGAATCAGGCAGAAATTAGATCTCAGGCAAATAATTCTAGAACTCGTGACCAGGAAAGATCTGCCAACTCTCCAGACAATTCTGGAGAAGGCAGAAATGCCCAGGGCGATGGCAGACAGGTCGAGTAATAGTAATCGACTACTATTTGCCTTTTGATATATAACATAATAAAATTAAGCATATGAACATCGAAAAATCATTGTGGTCTTCTAATGGAGAAGACATAACATTATCAGTTCCATTCACGAAAGTCAATCGTGAAAAGAGAACTGTGTCTGGTTTTGCAACACTAGACAACATTGATCAAACAGGCGATGTCGTATTAGCAGAAGCAAGCTTAGAAGCATTTGAAAACTTCCGTGGAAACATTCGTGAAATGCATGGTCCAAATGCAGTAGGCAAGATGCTATCATTCAAGCCAGAAACATTTTATGACTCAGCAACTGGTGAATTTTATAATGGAATTTATGTAGATGCATACATCTCAAAGGGTGCACAAGATACTTGGGAAAAAGTTCTTGATGGCACTCTTTCTGGTTTTTCAATCGGCGGAAAGATTAAAGAGTCAGATAACGAAGTAAACAAGTCAACAGGACAGCCAGTAAGATTCATCAAGAAGTATGCTTTGCTAGAGTTGTCAATTGTAGACTCTCCAGCAAACGAACTATGCAACCTACTATCAATTCAAAAGATGGACGGTCAGTTTGTATTTAAAGGAATTGCAGCAGAGACACAAACAGAAAATATTTTTTACTGCCCAGATTCAAATAAAGTTTTTATGTCAACAGACTCTTCATACACATCTCCAGTAACAGGAAAGCCAGCAGAACTTATTGGCTGGGTTGAATCAAATGATGTTAATAAAGCAAAAGAAATAAATAGAATTCTTGATTCGTATAAGCAGTCAAGATTACCGTTGCCTGATACACAAATAATTGCAAAACAGGCAAACGCAGAAGGAGGTAATGAAGTGTCAGAAAACACAGAGACAGCAGTTGTTGAAGAAACAGCACCTGTCGTAGAAGAAGCACAGGCTGTTGCTGAAGAAGCACCAGCTGAAGTTCCTGCTGAAGTAGCAGAAGATGCTTCTGCCGAAACTGTAGAAAAAGCAGCCGACGTATCTGAAGTTGAGGTTGATGAACCTGATTTTGCAAAGATGCTGGTCGATCTTAAGGGATTCTTTACAGAAACTCTTAATAAGGCAACAGAATCAAGCGCAGCACAGGTTATCGATATCAAGCAGACTGTTGAAACATTCAGCAAGGGCGTAGATGCAAGAATTACAGATTTAGCAGAACAACATACAACACTTTCAAAGGCAATTGAGGACATTAAGAATACAATTAATGGCGTAGAGAAGCGTGTTGACGCAGTAGAATCAGAAACTGCAATTAAGAAGTCCTATGACCTTGGCGGGTCACAGGAAGTGACAGTAAAAAAGTCAAAATGGAACGGTTCTTTTCTCGGAAACGTAAACGAAATTTTTAACTAAAAAGGTAGGTGAAAAAACAATGAGTAATGAATTATTAGAAAAGTCAGTCGCTGCTAATACAACAGCAACAGGCTCTATGACAGGTTCAGCAGACGCTACTACAGGAATCCACGTTGGTTCTGAAGGTAATGGTGGTCTTCTAAACCCTGAACAATCTGCTCGCTTCCTGGACTACATGTTTGACGCAACCGTTATCGGTAAGGTCGCACGTACAGTCCGCATGAAGGCAGATACAACTGAGATTGATCGCATCGGCGTTGGTGAGAAGCTTATGAAGCTTGCAACTGAAGCAGACGATACAGGATCAAACGCAGCAGTAACATTCTCGAAGATTTCTTTGACCACAAAGAAGCTTCGTCTTGACTGGGAACTCTCAACAGAGTCTCTCGAAGACAACATCGAAGGTGCAGATCTCGAAGATCACATTGCACGTATGATGGCAACACAGGCAGGTAATGATATTGAAGATGTTATCCTTAACGGTAACACCGCTCTTTCATCAGATCCACTTTACAAGTCATTTGACGGTATTGTTAAGCTTGCAAAGGCAAACGGTCACGTTGTAGATGCAGCAGGTGCAGGAGTTTCTAGAGCTTTGTTTAACTCAGCTCTTAAGGCACTTCCACGTAAGTACAAGCAGCGTCGTGCAGACCTCCGCTTCCTTTCAGGATCAAACCTTATTCAGGACTTCCTCTATGCTAACAGCATCGGAACAAACCAGACAATCCCACAGGATATTGCTTCAAGCATCATCCGTGGCGATGTTCAGCCATTAGGCGGACCAGCTGGTTACGTTGCACCATACGCATTCGGTATTCCAATCGTTGAAGTCCCACTTCTTCCAGAAGCACAGGACGGAACATATTCAGGAGAAACAGGAAACCACGGTGACGTTCACCTTACATTCCCAAATAACGTCGTAATTGGTGTTAAGCGTGATGTAACAGTTTACCGCTTCTTCTGGCCACGCAAGGACTCAATCGAGTACACACTTTACACACGTGTTGGTGTTCAGATCGAGCAGGCAGATGCCTGGGTCGTTGTTAAGAACGTTAAGGTAGCATCATAATTAGATAGCTATTACGAATTGCCCCCGAATTAATTTTCGGGGGCTTTTCATTTTAATTTATCAATGCTATAATTAACATACCTAGAAGAAGGAGCATATATGTCTTTTGACACATTAAAGCTAGCAGAATTAAAGCAAGTAGCAGAAGATTTTGCGGTAGATATTACAGGATTAAAAAACAAGGAAACAATTATTGCAGCACTAGCTGAAGAAGGCGTTACTTGGGGAATTTATTCCAAAACAAAAGAAAATATTGAAGAAGCGGAAGATATCATGGATGAAGTTCTTCCAAAGTTTGATCCTAAGGCAAGCCAGCCTGAAGATACAGTATTAGTAAGAATGACCAGAGCTAATTTCAGATATGATATTCTTGGTTATACATTTACTAAAGAGCACCCATTTGTTGCAATGACAAAGGATCAGGCTCAGGCAATTTTTGATGCAGAGGAGGGTTTTAGATTAGCAACCCCATCAGAGGTTCAAAGCTTCTATAACTAATCTAAACATATAAATGGCAGAGGTTTTATTAGATACAAATTCACCTATTAAACACAGATTATTCTGGAAAGGTGAGCCAACTGACTCTGATGTTCTTCCTCACGTTCATGTGTATGATGTAACAAATGATCATACCATTGACCCGCCAATTAACCCAAATACCATATTAACAACATTGTATGCTGAGAAGGTAGAGACAGACTTTGGAGTATATCAAGTCTTTCTACCACTCAGCCTTACAAGTAGAATTAGAGAATTTAAGCTTATATGGAACTATGAAGTTGAAGGAAACGATGTAGTAAAAACCATAGAGGTTTATATCATAAGGCCATATACAGATATTACTCAGGCAATTGATGAACTAAAGTTTGGAGCAGATCCAAGCGATCCATCTTATAAAACATTTGCAGATCTTCAGCTAGCAGAAAGATATGCTAGAAATAAAATAGAAGATTTGACTGGACAGCAGTTTGCCCCACATGAAATGACATATGCTACTTATGGTGATAACTCAGATATAATAGCGCTTCCAGAAAAAATAATTGAAATACATAAGCTGTATGCAAATGACGTGCTACTTGTAGATAACCTTGAAGGTATAAATAATTGGCTATATGAACCACAAGTTACAGAAAGCGGTTATGGAATTAGAGTTAATAGACAAAATATTGTAGATAATACAGTATATTCTGCAAACGGCATGGTTCCTCCAGACGCTGCATATTCTGGAAGAGCGTTTTCTAATGGAGTGAGGTATGTCGTAGAAGGTGTATTTGGTTGGGAAGAAATTCCTCAGCAAGTAGAGCAGGCATGTATAGAGTTAATGGGCCATTACTTTGAAAAAGATAATAACTGGAAAGACCATTACTTAAAGAAAGTCTCAACATTTGACTGGAACTTTGAATATGACTCAAAAGTATTTTCTGGTACTGGTTGTGCCTATGCAGATAAACTTCTTTCCCCATTTATAATAACTCAAATGGTGTTGATATAAGTGTCTGGAATTGTAGACTCAGTATTATCCATGAAGATGGATGTCTATAGACAAATAGATTCTCAAGATTCAGATACTGGCGCATTGATAAAAGAATGGATTTTTTTTAAAACAATTCCATGTCATGCAAAAGGAGTTATTAGCAACTCAGCTACAACAAGAACAAGCGACAAGCAAGTATTTTCAAATAAATATGTTAACGATCAAATTATTCAGGTTAGAACATCTGAAAGGCTTACGCTCAGAGAAAAAATTACAAATATAAGAAATATCGATAATGTTGTTATTTGGTCAGAGCTTAACTATCCAATAGAAACACCAACTGTGTTTGAGATTATGGGAACAACTCCAATAACTGATCCTTTTGGTAAGATAATTGGATACAACTCTTCCCTTAAAAGGTCGGAGAATCAAGTAATTGGACTCTAGTGTAGCTCTCGTACAAGCTGCTAGCGGTCTTAGAAAATTAATGGCTGGTAGCGCACCAGGTGTTATTAAAGATACAACAGTAGCACAAATATCTGCATTGCTATACTACAAATCAAGTGTTATTTCTAAACTAACCAAAAATAGATCTTTTATAAATACATTTAATAAAACAATATATGATCAATTAGAAAAAGATTTTGGGTTATATATGGACGCAAAAGCAAGAACTCAACCAAAGCAGCACCACCATTTATATGAGTGGAAAAATACTGGTAATAAAAATAAAAGATTATTCTCTTTATCAATGAATCCATCAAATGGTTTAGGATTTAATATATCATATGAATTTAAACAATCAAAATCTTTTGTGCCAACTGGTAAGGGCAAGCATAAGCATGTATTTGCTAATAAAGCATCAATCATGGAAAGTGGAGAACCAGTAGTTATTAGACCAACATATTCAGAAAGACTTGTTTTTGATGTAAGTGGGTATACGGTATTTATGCCAAAGGGTGCAAGTGTTACAGTTTCTAAACCTGGTGGTGCTGGAGTAAAGAACTCGTTTGCTGCTGGATTTAATTACTTTTTTAAAAGTAATTTGGTTAGCTCATCAATTAAAAGATCTGGTTTTCAAGCCGTCTTTTCAGCTGGCATGACAAAAGCATTAAAAACCCCATCAAGCATTAAAAAGGTGCAATATAATTTTTCTTCTAATACAATAGACCTTGAGGCAGATCAAGCCTTAATGAGAGCATTTGGAGGGGCAGTACTATGACAGCAAACTATAAACTTGATGCCTCATTTGAGGTAAGAAAATTTTTATGGGACGAGCTAGTATCTAATAATATATTTGACCCTAACGAATATTATAGCGATAATATAGGGGCAGTAGTAAATCCAATAATGCCAGTTCAACAACAACCAGAATTAAATCAATTTTTAAGCGGAAAAAAACATATCGTTTATGACAAAATAGGTACATCCGTAGAAGATAATTGGATGATCTCATGTGATCAATTACTATTTACAATATATGCAGTAGATATATTAGATTTAACAGAGATAAGAAACTTCATGATTGATTTATTTAGAAGAATGGATGATTCTGCAAGGGACGTAAACGCCCTTGAGAGCCTCTCTGACAAGTTTAAGTTCCATAGCCTATATGTTGTAGATGTATCTCCTGTAGCCCCTTCAGAAGAGCTCCAGGGGCTTTTAACAGCCGATATAACAATAGAGGCCAAGTATTCACGCATATTGGATAATAGTGGTAGGTATTTGTAATTTGCCTTATCATTCATAATGGCTTAAAATTATCCTAAGAGAAAAGAGCCTAGCCAGCTAATTTTAAATTTATAAATTTTACAGGAGGTAAAACATTATGGCACAAGCCACAGGTAATGCTAAGAATATTTTAGTCGGTGCTTCACCACTATTCCTTTCTAACACAGACGTTACATCAGCAAATTATATTGAAAATGCAGAGCCAGGAATTGGAACAGCATCTGGTACAGCAACAGTAGGTGTACCATCATTTTCACCAGGTGTCCCTTACACAGATACACTTAATGGTGTAGATCAGGTAGCAGGAAAGTTCGGTTATCGCAACGTAGGTTACACAAACAACGGACTTCAGATTACATACAATCCAACATACGATTCAGTAACAGTTGATCAGCTTCTCGATACAGCGAAGCTCTTCAAGTCTGCAATGGAAGTTATGATTGCAACAGAAATGTCAGAAGGTACACTTGAGAACGTACTCGTTGTATTTGGACAGGGTTCAAATACACTTGCAGCTTCAGGTACAGCAGGAACAACTGATTACAAGAAGACACTCGGACTTGAAGCAGGTGCTCTTGGAGCAGCTCCAACAGAGCGTCAGCTTATTGCAGTAGGTCAGGGACCAACATCACTCGGTACAAAGGCAGAGCGTGTATATTATGCACGTCGTGTTCTTTCAGTACAGCAGTCACAGTTCTCACTTGCTCGTAATACACCAACCACATTCCCAGTCACATTCCGTCTTCTCCCATCAGGAGATAGCGCATATGCAGGCCAGGAATACGGTAAGATTATTGACCGTGTTTTGACAGCATAATTAATTAAAATTAATTACAGGAGCCCCAGAGAAATCTGGGGTTTTCTGCTTGTATTAGTAAAATAAGTTTAGTATAATAATGAAGACACTATCCAAGGAGGATAAATTGGCAACTACAGTATACGACGTAGAAGTAATTAAACTACAAGATGACACAGAGGTACTATTAAAGCCTCTAGCAATTAGCTCGTTAAGAAAGTTCATGAAAGAAATGGACAAATTTGGAAAAGCAAAAACAGAAGATCAAACTCTTTCAATTCTTATTGATGCATGTGCAGTAGCACTTGAAAAGCAAGCACCTGAGCTTGTTGCAGATAAAGAAAAGCTTGAAGAGGCGTTAGACCTTCCAACAATTTATCGCATTATTAAGATCTGTGGCGGAATCGATCTTGAAAACCCAAACCTAGTAGCGGCAGCTCTGGAAGCAGCTGGGGAGATCTAGATCTAGCCGCTTTAGAAGGAGAGATTTTTCTTCTGGGTCATTGGAAAAATTACCAGGAGTTAGAAGAAAATCTTTCAATGCCAGAAATGGTACAAACATTTAGATCAATGCAGAAGACAGAAGGAGACAAAAGAAAGTTTCTAGCAATGCTTCAAGGAATTGATTTAAATGAAGATAATGAGGAGGAAAAGACGTTCGACGATATTCGAAGAAAAGCATTAGGAATTAATGCTAGCGCAGATGATGTTGTTTCACTACAAGGATCATTTGCACAGGAAGCTGGATTCGGAGTCGGAGCAGGTCTTGGATACACAGAGATAAATGGCTGATGAGCAAATAGTAACAAATATAGTAGCCAACGCTGATTTTTCTGGTCTGATATCAGACCTAGCAAGAGTCACAAGCGCACTTAACAATTTGCAAAACCAGGCTGGTGCAACAAACAAAGCCCTAGCAAATCAAATTTCTGTAATGAATCGTCAGTTCGGCGATACATTAAGAAGCACTGGTCAGTTTACTACACACTTTGTTACTATTGGCTCTGACGTTGAAAAGTTTGGACGCAACCTTGATTCTGGTCGTGGTAAGTTACGTGATTTTTACGGAGCATGGCAGGGCTACCATAGACAAGCTGGCGGATTAGTCAGAGAATTAGCAAAACAACAGGTACAATTACAAAACTCAATTCTTCAACCATTAGGTAGAAATGCCGATGGCATGATGCGTTTTGCCGTACAGGTTCCAAGAGGATTAGATGAGATAAAGAATAAGACTGCAATTACTAGACAAGAATTGCAGATTATGAACCGTGTTGTTCAAGAGGGCGCAAATCAATTAATTAACTGGGGTAAAAATACTCAGTGGGCTGGTCGTCAGTTAACAGTAGGATTAACAGTACCAATCGCAGCATTTGGTAAGGCTGCTGCAGATGCATTTAGGCAAGCAGATGAAGAACTTGTAAGGCTTACCAAGGTTTATGGAGATGTGGCTGGAACATCTGCAGTTGAATTAGGCAAAGTAAGAAAAGAAGTTGTTGATACAGCAAAAGAATTGGCTGCATCTATGGGTGCTGGATTTAAGGATACATTAGCATTATCTGCAGATATTGCAGCAACTGGAAAAACTGGAACAGAGCTATTAGGCTCAATTAAAGAAACTACAAGACTTGCGATCCTTGGTGAAGTAGATAGAACAGAGGCTATGAAGGCCACCCTTGCAATTCAGTCTGCATTCAAACAAAATACAGATGAGCTTGCAGACTCAATTAACTTTCTCAACGCAGTTGAAAACCAGACATCAACAACACTTAATGACTTAGTGGAAGCAATTCCAAAAGCTGGTCCAGTAATTAAGGGACTTGGCGGAAGCGTACAGGATCTTGCACTTTATCTTACAGCGATGCGTGAAGGTGGTATTAATGCGTCAGAAGGAGCAAACGCATTAAAGTCTGCACTTGCATCACTCATTAACCCAACGGATGTTGCGGTAAATAAATTTAAGGGCTTTGGAATAGATCTTCTTGGAATTGTAGAAGGTAATGCTGGAAACGTAACAAATACATTATTAGCACTTCAAGGAGCACTAGATAACTTAGACCCATTAGCAAAACAGCAAGCAATTGAGCAGCTTTTCGGAAAGTTCCAGTTCTCAAGAATGAACGCATTGTTTGAAAATCTTGGAAAGCAAGGCTCTCAAACATTACAGGTTTTAGACCTTATGAAAGCAAGTGCTGGAGACCTGTCAGCTTTGGCAGGTCGAGAATTATCAGCTGTTACAGAATCTGCTTCTGGTAAATATAGAAGAGCGCTTGCTGAATTAAAGGCAGACCTAGCAACAGTTGGCGAAAAGTTTCTTACAATCAATACTTATTTAATTAAGTTTGTAGATAAGATTGTAGATTTTGCTAACAACTTACCAGGGCCAATTAAGGCGATACTCGGATTCCTTGGAGGAATTACAGCAATTGCTGGTCCACTTATCATGCTTACTGGTGTACTTGGAAACTTCTTTGGATATATTATTAAGGGTGTATCACATTTTAAAGCATTATTTAAGGGCGCAGAAGGATGGAAGCTTTTAACTCCAGAAATATTAGCAGCAGATAGAGCTGGAGATTTAGTAGAACAAACATTCTATTCTGACGCAAAAGCTGCTGCTGTATTAAATCAAGCACTTAGAGATTTGACTGCACAGTACGATGCACTTGCTATGAGAGCACAATCAGGTGCAATATCAATTAACCCAGTTCTTACAAATATATCTGCACAAGCTCACGGTCAAGCCATTTCACGTGTAGTTGACCCAACACACCCATTGGTCGGAGAATATGGAACAAGATCAAGCGGACACATGGTTCCAAGAAAAGTTGATCAGCCAAGAACTATATTCGGCGTAGTTCCAACATCAATACCAGTTAATGCAGCAATTGGCGAAAACCCAATGATTTATGCAGAAGGAGATATGCCAAAAATAAGTGGCGTAACATCAATTCCAAGCACAAGAACTATTGGTGGAGTAAAGCAAACTGTTGATGTTTCTACTGGTATTGTTTCTGCAGAAGCAGCAAGACATCACGCATATATGGCAACACTTGCTATGCAATCAAAAGAAGAGATTAAAGCTCTTAAGAAAACAATAGCAACCACTGGAACTGTTTCTGCAGACTTCATGAGTACATTCGATGACATTCTTCCAATAACCACTAGAATTACTCAAAATGCTGCAGCTCAATCAGCGCAAATTGTTGCTGAGTTACAGCAGGGTAGAATTACAGCTGCTGCTGCAAGAGAAAGAATTATTGCACTTAACCTAGCAGTAGAAAGAGAGCTTGGTTTAGCAACATCTACATATGCTTCAAGCGTAGGTAGAACTATTGATTTAACTCACGTTCCAGGAACAACACAGCCAGTTCAATCTGCAACTGGAAAATCTAATATGCGAGAGCTATTTAAAGCAAGAACTGGCGGTATATTTGCAAGAATTGCTGAGGCTTTAGGAGTAAGAACTTCAGGTGCTGGCTATAATATAGAGACAACCAAACTAAGAAGATTTAATACTGGTGGAGATGTAGAATCGTTTGGCTCAAATAAAACAGTTGTTTCTGGCCCAACATCAATAAATTATGATGATAGATTAGGAACAGTTCCCCTAGGCGGATTTGTATTAAATCAAAGAGCCTCTCTTGATCCAAATAATCAAGAATTGATAAAGCTTGCTCCTTATACATTTAATAATGGTGGTCATATAACAGCAGCGCTAACACCAGGCGAGGTAGTATTTGGTCCAAACCTACATAATATCCCTGGCCTTGCAGATACTTTGCATGCTGCAAATAGCGGATATAGTGTTGGCGGAATGATTAGGCAAGCACAAACAAATTATGGATTTAAGGGTATGGGAGTAACTCCTATACCTACAGCTCGCATCAGAAAACTATTTACTTCAAATAGATCAGAGTATAGAAGACATCTTTCTAGACTTGTTGATGAAAAAAATATGCGTAGGGCAAAATCATCTACTAAAGACGATAGACTAAGAGACACAGCACAGTTAGGTTCATACGCTGGATACACTTGGGCAACAAGAACAGCTGGAACAAATGCAGCGATATATGATTATCTTATGTCTTTACCACCAGCACAAAGACGTAAGGCTGCAAAAATAATTGAAGAATTTGGATCAACAATTAAACAAGGCTCTGGAGGCCAAAATAAGGGGTTTGCTAGAGATCCTTATTTTATTGAGGACGGCCACCTTGATGGCGGAGCGCTAGATAAACTTTTAACTAAAGACAATCAATTTCCTACAATCAACCCAAATATTAGAACACATAAAACACATCTTACAAGAGCAGAACAAAGGGGCTTGAAGAGAATGGTCAGCAACTACGTTGTTGATTTTACAAAATCTTCAAATTTACAAGCTAATCAAGGAACTCTTAATGTCACAGATTTTATAGAAAGAGAGCTTAAAAGAAGAGGTAAGTATACAGATTTATTCGAGAAGTCTGGTGTGCCAAAAGAATTATGGAGAGCAACAGAAAGAAAAATTGATGCAGACCTAAGAAGAAGTTTGTCTGGAAAAGGAAAGTTAAATATTGGAGATGAAAAGGGCGATATTCAGTTTGACTCATTTATTCCAATTATTGATGGTCACATAACTTCAGCTGGTGGATCACAAGAAGTATTAGATAGATTAAAAATAAATACCGTTACAAGATCAGATAAAACTCCTACGTTTAATGCTGGAGGAATGATCCCAGGATTCTGGCCTGGCGGTGGAATTGGTTGGGCAGAAAAGGCTATTGCTGGGGCAAAGAATGCTCCTAGACCTATTCCAAAACCAAGACAAAATGCTCATACAAAGTCAATGGTTATGCGCTCACTCGGAATAGGATTTGGAAAGAACCAAGACAATCCAGGCTGGGGAGTTCATTCGTTATCACTTGGAATGGGCTCTAAGTTGTTTGGTAAAACTGGTTTAAGGCCACATACTCAAAACTTATTATATGATGCATTAGCTGAAGCAATTACTCAGGCAAGACCTTACGGATATTACAAGGCAGCCGATGGAAAGCTTTTGCGTGGAATTGAAGCAGACTCAGTGGATCAGTTGGTTAGAGATGCAGCGCATATTGTTAGAATGAGACACCGCAAGGATATATCTCCAATTGATAATAAAATTCTTATGGAGAAGTTTGGCTGGGAAAATAAAGGAACAACGCCAGCTACATCAGTAGTAAGAAAAGCTATATTTGGATACAATAAAGGTGGATTTATTGGTGGCGGATTTATTAGAAAAAATAGAAGAAATTATGGACAAATTGATTTAGCAGGAATTCCAGGAATTGGTGAGGCAAACGCAGCAACTGGTTCACATATTGCAAGACCTAGTGATGGACAGTCAATAGCTAGAACTGGAATGAACACACAAGGATCCTTTATGGCTGGAATGGGTCTTCAGACTGCAGGTTTTATGGCTGGACAAAATGAAAATACACAACAATTTGCTATGCCATTAATGGCAGCTGGAACAGCAATGCAAATGGCTCCAATATTAAAGCCATTAGCAACAGCAGCAAAGGGAGTCAAGGGTCTAGGAGGCCTGCTAACTGGACTTAAAGGTATTGCAGTTAGAGCATTTACGGCAATTGGACATGCGCTAAAGTTCTTATTTATGAATCCAATTGGAATAGCAATACTGGTTGTTACTGCGCTTACAGTTGCATTCCTAAAGCTTAAAAAATCTAGAGAGGATGCTGGCAAAGCAAATAGATTAGAGTTTGGCGGAACAAAGGAGTCATTTGCTTCTGTAGGAATTAAAGAATATAAGACTCTTACAGAAAGAATGGAGGAATATGTAAAGAAACAAGAGCTTGCAAAAGCTAAAACACTTTCTGCATATAATTCATTTACCAAGGCTAAAGGACCTACTGGACTAACATTAACAATTGAGCAATTAGATAAAGCTATTGAAAATGCTAAAAAGAATCAAAAGGATTATGTTGAAGCATTTAATAATATAGATGCATCACGTGTTACACAGTACGCAGCAAACCTTAAAGCACAGTTCCTTGCAATGGGAATGTCATCTTCTGATGCAACTAACCAAATATATGCAATCATAAAAGCATCCGATAAAGCAAGCCAGGCATTGTCAGCACTTGGAAATAAAGCATTTGTTTCAATGACTGATGCTGCAAGTGGAATAAGATACCTTTCTAGAACTATCATAAAGTCATTTGGATCAGACAGCTTTAATGCAGAAGAAATTGCTGGCGGTATAGATACACTTATTAATGCCTTAATGCAATATCAAAATAATATAATTGGAACTAAGACAAAGACAGGTGAGGTATTAGATCTTACTGATTCTATAGGAATGTCTTTAAATAAAATTGCAAAGGTTAAGGGTTCTGGAAAACAGCTTACTGATGAAGAGCTAACTTCATTAAAAGAACAAAATATAGTTTATGGATCGATCCTTGGTAAAAATGAAACCTTAAGAAGTATAACAGCAAAGATACTGCTTTATAACGCTGGTCTTGGAGAAATGGTTGACCTTTCAGCAATGGGCGGTAGAGAGGCAATGCAGTTTGCAAGAAATCTTAAAGTTGTTCAAGATGTAATGAATTCAATTACAGAAGATACAAATTTAACAGGAAAAGAAAAGAACCCTCTTCTACCACTTTCTAAATTAATTACAGAAGCTGAAGCAGCCAACAATAAGGCTCAAGATACATTGAAGAAGATGAAAAAGGCTGATGATGATTATTATGATAATAAGATTAAGAGAATTAATGAGGCTATCAATAAGGTAAATGAAGAGGCCAACGCAAAGCTTAAACTTCTTAATTTAGAACAAGAGCGTGTAAACTACAATGATGAATTAAGAAAAGCCAAGCTTGCGTATGAGCAGGCTGTTGCCTCTGGAGATATGGTCCTTGCTGCACAAGAGCAGGCAAATGTAAATAAAATAATCTCAGACAGACAAAGAGCTATAACTGTTCAAAATATTCAGGACAGAAGAGATGATGAAATTAAAAAACTTCAAAAAGAGATTGATGATTTACAAAAAGAAAAAGATGCAACCAATAAATCGTTCCAAGCTGCAACAGCAAGAGCATCAGAAACTTCAGCTAATTTAGCACAATTACAATCTTATCGTGATGAGCTAGAATCAATTGCTCTGCGTAATCGTGGAAAAACAAAAGTAGATGAAACAGATGCAAAAAGAATCATGGTAATACTTGATGAGATGAGAAAAGCTGGAGGAACTCTTAAAGAAGCTGCAGATGAAATAACAAAGCAATATGGACCTAAATCTCCTTCAGGTCCAGGTGATGCTAGAACCCCAAGCCCATCTTTAGCTCAAAGTCTTGTGTCTGGCCTTAACTCTGAGCTTAATGCACGTGGAGCTTCAGATAATAAATTTAAAACAGCTGTTGAGGAGTTTGATGCAGCCGTAAAAGAATTTGCTGGTAAAACACTAACAAATCGTCCATCAAAAGATCAGCAAATTGATAAACAGTGGGATAGAGATACTAGTTACCTACACTACAGAGGTTCTGATGGTAAAAACTATTACTACAGCCTAAAAAGTTTTGAGTGGGAAAAGGGTTTCCAGGCAGTAAAAGATCAAGGCGGAACACCTATTGCATGGAGCAAGGTTATTAGAGAAGGATATACAAAGAAAGCTATTCAGTATGCTGATGGCGGACTTATTAAGCACTATGAACCAGGAGGAAAAGTATCTGGTCCAGGAACTGCAACATCTGATTCTATTCCAGCAATGCTTTCAGACGGTGAATTTGTTGTCAAGGCATCTGCGGTAAAGCAATACGGAGTCCCTCTTCTTCACGCAATTAACTCTCAAAAGTTTGCTGATGGAGGAATGGTTCAAGATCCTAATAAGGTTTATCTTCCAGATGGCACTGAAGCACGTAAGATGACACGTGAAGAACGTGATGCCAATTACAGATTAAGTCGTAGCAGATTCCTTGAACAGCGAAGAAAATACAAAGAATTTGTCATGCCAGAGCTAACACCTAAAGAAATAGCTTATAGATTAAAGATGATGGGTTATGCAAATGGCGGATTTGTTGGAAAAGCTGGCACAAAGAATTCTGAATTTAAGATAATGTCAGAAACTCTTACTGCACTTTCTGAACTAGAAACAGGTACACCTCTTTCTAACGTGCCACGTAAACCACAAAAGCCAAAGAAAAAGCAGCCAATGAGAGACACCTTTGAAGGAACTCCAGGAGGACTTCCAGGGATCTTCTGGGGCGATCAGATGAAGATAAAAAACAGGCGATACAAAGACGATATGTCACATCTTTATATTCCTGGAACAAGCGTAGTACCAGATTCACGCACCTTCTACTCATATATGAATCTTGCTATGGGCGGTCTAGTTCAAGGCTATAAGAATGGCGGAGCTACAAAGAAGCCAAATTTGTGGGATAGATTCTGGAATCAATATGATAATAATAGAGAGTCTGTAGATAAGTTCGGCGGTACAAGAAAGTATACCCAAGGAATACTTAAGAATATAATGAAGTATGTTGGACCACAGGCAGCAGCTCTTTCAATGGCACAAAATATATTTGGTAAGAAAAAAGTTGATAGTGCTGTTGATTGGATGTATCAATCTGGACTAAGACCTATTGAAGAAGTTATAGCTGGAAGTGGAACAAAGAGTGACTGGATATTCTCTATTTTGAGCTTAATTCCTGGTGGATCATCTGCAGTAAAGAATTCGCCAAATGCGGTTAAGGCTGGTGCTAAAGTTGCGCCAATGCTATCAAAAGCAGTAAAATCACCACTGGAAAATGTAAAGGGTGCTATTGGCAATTTATTTAAAGCAAAGCAACCACAAGAATACTATTCAGGAATTAGAAACTTTATTAGAGGTAATAAAGTATTATCAGCTTTAGAAAAACCAATGTTTGGGCTCGCCGATAGAGCAGCTCAGGCTAAATACAACTTTAATAACTGGCAAGAAGGCATTCCTCTATATAAGAGAATAGCATCAGCTATGGAGCCTATTTTTGGAATGCGTGATTCGGCACTTACAAGTTCATGGTCCCCTAAAGCAATTAAGCAATCTGTTTTAAATATGATAAGGGGTGGACATGCATGGGATGTCACTGATGCTTGGAGAAATAGCATATCTCCATTTACATCTGGCATGAAGTTGTCTCCTAGACAAGCAAATATAGAAAATGCTTACTGGGGAGCTGAAAGATTTGTAGAGAAGTATTTACAGCCACTCAAGCTACTAAACAAAGATTTAAGAGGTCCATACTTAGGTAGCATGGGATCTAGAATTGCAGAATTTGGTTCAAATCTAGTTCAGCCAATTTCAAAAGCATTTAATAGTACCAACCTTGGTATTTTTGGAGGACTTAAGGCCTTATTAATGTCTCCAGCTCTTAGACATAGAAATCCTCAAATACTAGATGATATACTACATCCGCTAGATGTTCCAAAACGAGTCGGAAGAACTCGTGGACCAGGTACGTACTTTGCACTTGATAGTGAGCTATCAAAAACTATGTATAATTTTGGAGACAATGTATATAGAGTTGTTCAAACTCCACAAATGATTTTAAAAACATTATTTAGTAAAGGCTATATAAAGGGTCAAGACAAGCTAAATGAATTAATTATGGAATTCAATAAAAAGACTGGACAGGTTAGACCTACAGAAGGTGGATCTGGATCAAATGTTTATGGCGGACTTATGGACCTACCATTTGATGATGCACTTATAGCCTTCTTAAGAAGCAAAGGATATATTGGATATCATCATGGAGATAACCTGACAGCAGTAACAAACTGGCTAGTAGGTTTGTCAAAGAATCTTACAATGAAAAGAATTATTCCAAAGCTTGATACTGGAACAAACTTGGTACCAAATGACATGTTGGCTCTTATTCACAAGAATGA